CGCACGCGCCGAGGCGATTCGCGCCCTGCGTGTCGACGACGCGCGACTGACCGCCGGCGATCGGCGCGGCCACGAGCCGCCACGCGCCGATGACCTGCGCGTTGCAGATCGCGGCGTCCTGGCCGTCGAGCTGATACGGCTGCGGGTTACCCGCCGTCACGCCAGAGAGCGAGGCCAATGGCACGCCATCCACCGAGACGACGGTGCGGCCGCCGAGCGCGCGATTTCTACGGTCGAGCTTCACGCGTCACGCCTCGCTCGGCTGCCCCATCGCGATCCGCTCCTGCCGGCGGCGCTCCGCGTCGGCGATGCCCGCCTGCTCGATCGCGTTGATCTGCTCTTCCGTGAGCGTCGCCAGCGGATGGAACAGCGTGAGCAGCGCCTTCGCCTGCCCGGCGATCGCCCCGCCGGACTGCACGATGAGCGACACGATCGAAATCCAGTTCTGGATCTGCTGCGGATTCATGGATGACTCCTACTCGCTGAACGCCTGCACGAGCGTCCGGATGCGCGCCAGATACGTCTGTGCCTTGTCGATGAGCGGCTGATCGGTGAGCGTGTTCGCGGTTGACAGAATCTGCGTCGCATACGAGAACAGCGTCTCGATGTCGCTCGGCACGGGATCGCCCGCGCGCCACGCGATGACCGCGGCGCCCACCTTCGCGTCCACCGCGTACGCCTCGGCGAGCTGTCGCGAGAACGCCTGATGCTTCGCATCGGTCAGGCCGATCGTCGCGGCCGCCGGATTGCTGCAGGTGTTCGGCGCGGCCGGTGCCGGCTGGCAGAGTGTCCGCTCCGCGTCGTCGACGAGCACGAGCGCCTGATGCGCGGCCTGATGCGTCTGGCTCACGCGCTGCTTGATCGGCAGCGAGGCGCACGCGCTGATGGCGATCGCCAGAGCAATGAGAGGGAGTCGCTTCGCGCGCATGGCTACACCCACCCCAGGCCGAGGCCCGTCACGAAGCCGCTCACCGCGCCGACGAACCAGCGGAACGTCGCGGTTCCCCACGAGTACGCCTTGGCGTCCTGCCACGACTGCCACGAGACGAAGGCGTGGAAGTCCACCGCCATCGCCGCCACCAGACCGGCGATCGTCGCCTTGACGATCGGATTCGCGAGTAGTGCCTGTATCGTGTCCATGTCGTTCTCTCCTCTCAACTCTCCAAGGGGTTTTCGATCACTAGCCAGACACCTTCCGGTCGCGGCTCGGATTCAGTAATCCACGCCTGCACGAGTGCCATCGCTTTCTGCGATTCGAGGATGCGCACGCCCGCTCGCTGAATCCCGAGCAGGATGCAGCCACGCGTGTCGGACGCGGCATTGCCCGCGTGAATCCGCACGCCGCTGAAGCCCGGCACATCGAGGACTTCCGGCAGCACCTTGCTGAACTTCGGCGACCACGTCAGGCCGACGCGATAGCGTCCAGGCGGAATGCACGTCTCGCCATCGACCTTCACACCGGCCGGCCGGATCTCGTCTTCCAACGAGAAGCAAGTGAAACGGCCGTCGAGGAACACGACGCCGAGCGTCGTCCCTTGCAGCGATGGCTCGCGGATGATGCGGATCGTCACTTCAGTAACCCCATGACATGCAGCGCCCAATACGTGCCGCCGATCGATCCGCCGGCCACCGCGAGATACCACTTCAGATCCGCGAGCGTCAGCGCGTGCGCCACTTCGCGCCCGCGACGGAACAGCGTGCGGATTTGCTCCTCTACTCGGGTCACGCGGCCATTCGTCCGTTTCGTCTCCGTCTCGATCGATTCCAGACGCAGATCGGACGCGTCAAAGCGACGATCCATGTCCGCGAATCGCGTCTCACAGAGCGTCGTCAGCCGCGCAAGTTGAATCTCCACGTCTCGCTCCACTTCCCCATCCCCGATGTGCTTCGTCGCCGCCCAAACAAAAAGCGGCCGCCCACATGCGCTCCCTCAAGCGCATACAGAACGGCCGCTTCTGCTGGCCTCCTGTCGATCGTCATCCGCGCCCTTGCGAGGCGCGCCAGCTCCCGGCCAGGGAGACGGTTCGGCTTGCGGCCTAGACGATCGGGAAGATTGTGCTAGATCGGCATATCAAACTCGGCCCAGAGAAACGTCTGATTCGTGCTCGCGGCCCACGCGGCGCCGGCCGCTTTCGTAAATGACAACACGTTCGAGGCGCTGGCGATCAAGTAGTACGTCGTCACGGCAGCCGCCGCGCCTTCCAAGGCCGGCGCCGATCCCGCCACACGCGCCGCCGCGGTGTGCGCCAGCGTCACGCGCAGCTCCGTCGGGTTGCTCGCCACGCTCGTGGTCCGCAGTTCGATCTGATAGCGCACGACATTAGGACTGATCTGCAGATAGCGGAAGATGAATTGATCGCCACTCTGCACCGTCCATGTCCCGGTGTCTTGGGAAAAGTTGCCGCTGCTGTAGGCGATGTCGACGTACTTGTTCGCGATGACCGGCGGCATGGTCGCAACAACCTGCGCTCGGCTGGTATCGGGATTTCGCCAGATGAGCACGGCGGATCCTGCCCGCAGCGGCCAATTCAGGCCACCAGGACACGTCAATCGCTGCGCGCCAAGAGCGACCGATGTGTCCTCGTGCAGCATTAGGAAATCGACACCGCTGGTGTTTTGCACGATCGCTATTGCGCCATCGGGCAAATTATCGATACCAGCCAGCGCCGGGCTGAAGGCCGCAGACGAAATGTTGATAACGAAGTCGCTGACGTTGAAGGATAGGACTGTTGCCCCAGTCAGCGCATAGGTATGCCGGCCTGTTAGTGTGAGATGCTTCGACATCTCAAGCGACCCGACGCCCGTCAGGCTACCGTCGTCGGCCACGGTCACGGCTGACCCCTGCGCGGTCAAAATGCTTGACCCGTGGCTGCTGGCCACCGTCCCGTCTGCGCGCAAGAGTCGGTTGTCGGCAATCAGCGGATCAAGCGCGGCCACCTTGACGTTCCCTTGCGCGTGGATAACGGGACCACCGACGGGTGACGTGTCTTCGGTGTAGAGATTGGCACCAACGGCGAGCTGCTGCGACGCGCCAGTCCCAGCGCCGCTCACGCGTCCGACAACCGTGTTTTCCGCGAGATTGGCCAATTCGTTATACGGCACGCGCACGACTCCTGCGAGCAATTGGCTTCCGCCTGCACTCGCTGAACTTGACCCGCCACTCCACGCCTTCGGGACATCGCGCCAGTTGCTCGTCGCGACCGTCGTGTCGACTTCGAAGGCCTCGATCTCGTGTCGAAAGATGTTGTCGTTCGGCGCAACGTGCATTCGCACGTTCGTGATGAGAAACATGGCATCCGTGTCGCGCGCCGCGACCGTAATCTGGAGCATTTGGCCTTTACGCCAGCCGGTGAGATCGCTAGAGAAGGTCGCCTTTTTCGCAATGACATTGCGCTGCGCCAATAACGCATCCGCGTAGGCTTGCGCCGCATCCAGCGTCATGGAATCGTTAAATTCAATGAACGTCTCACGAATGCCCGTTGGTGGCGACTGTGATCCCGTATCGTTGACTTCGAGATCAAACGGATAGCCGATCGCGTACTCGATATCGATGACCTGCGCGCCCGTCGGAAACACCGTGCCGTTCGCCTCGTCATAGACCAACTGATGCGTCGTCGGATTCCAGGCCCATGTCACGAGGCCGCCGTTGGCCACGAGATGTTCTTCGCCGAAGGCGATCGCACCCTGCACGACGCCGTCGAACCGCAATTGATTCGTCCAGAAATCGTTCTGAGAGGCCGACGCGGGATACTTCGTCGTAAAGCGCGTGAAGCCACCAGACGAGACTCCGTCGGCCGCCGTAAATGTCTCTTGCGACGTCGGGGGGCCACCGCCTTTCACCACGAGCGTGACGCGATTCGCCCAAGCCGTATTCCGCTGCGGCTCGACCTTCAGATCGCCGATTTGCTTCGCGATGCCCGTATCGCTGTCCAGGATGTCGTAGGGCGCCGACACGGATCCCGGCGCATACATCCGGAGATACTTGTTGTCCGGCGTGATCTCGTAGAGATAGCCTCCGGTTAGATCCGAGAACTGCTGGAGCACGTTGTCGACGCGCTGCCGCGTGAACGTCAATTCAGGCAAATCCGGCCCGTCCACTTGCGCCGGATCGAGCGTGATGCCGTAGCTGGACAGGTATCCCGCCACGACGGTGAGTCCAGCTTTGAGCGTGCCTGGATCCAAATGCGCGGTGATGTAGCGGTACGTCGTATTGATGAGCAGCGACGACGCCGTGATGTGGAGCACGACGCGATCGAGATTCGGCCCGCCGAAGCCCTCCTCCGGTGCCGTCGTGATCGGCCCGCACGCAATCGGTACGCTGTCCTCAAGGAAAACGACTTCGTCGTCCAACTGCGGTCGCGTCGCGGTGTTTTCGAGGTCGAGATCGAACGACAACGTATCGAAATCGAACTCGACTGAATCGAGATAGACGTCGACTGAGACGCCGTTGATCGTGATGTCGTAGGCCGCCATCAGCGCGTCACTCCGCGCCGCTGAAGATCCTCGATCATCGGCTTCCAGAGGACGGAGCCCACCTTGCGCCCGTCCAAGTTCACATCGCCTGCGCTGATGTTCACCGCCAATGGCGACATGCCGCTCGTGACACCTGGCGCGCGATCAATCGGTGAGACGCCAATGCCAGCCATTGCCCCGTCCCAGTTCGGCATCCGGTCGGCCGCCGCCACCAGATCACTCCAGTCGCCTGGTAGCACGGTCTCCGGATAGCCTTTCTCCGCGATATTGACGAGCGTGCCGCCTGGACGCGGGAGCACAACGCCGCCGCCGGCCATTTGTGGCGTGTTGATCACCCACTGCCGACCGACCCATGATCCTTTTGACAGATCGCCAACTGATGCGTCGTAGTCGGCTTGCTGCTGCGGTGTTAGAGCCGAGCCAGACAGCGACCAATTTATCTGTGGCTGCGGCAGATTCGTGAGTGCATCGCTGAGGCCACCAGGACCAGTGATCTTGTCGATGAACTCGTTCAGCTTGTCGATGAGTGTCTGAAAATCTTCGGAAAGATCGTGCGAGAAGCTGAGCTTCGTCAGATCGGTGAGCTTATCGCCCTGATCGTCGGTCAACTCGCCGGCCTCGGCCATCTTTTCGATCATCGGCCGCATCGTGTCAGGGATCGTCGCGCCGAACCTCAGTGCATCATCGATCACACCCTGGACCGATTCACGCATGCCGTCCATGACGGCGTTCGCGTCGGCGCCGTTCTCCGTGAGCAATTTCCAATCGGAGATAAGCTGCTTGACCGTGTCGTCAAGCTTCGCCTGTTGGAATCGACTACCGAGCGAGTCCACGGAGATGCCGTACTTCTCCGCGGCAGTCTGCATGTCCTGCCAGGGCGTCGGATCAGCCAGACCGAGGATCTGTCGCTTCAACTCGTCGGTCAGGCCGCCTGACGTCGCAAGCTGATCGATGTAGGGCTGCAACGCGGCGGGCAACTTCTGGCCGGTCTGGATGGCGGTCTGGAGCAATGAGTTCAGTTGATCAGTCGCGCCCTTCGTGATCGTGTCAACGCCAAAGCCGTTCGCATTGAGCCGCTGGAAGTCGTCGACCATCTGCGAGACCTGACGCGAGAACTGCTCGGCCGGCGTGCCGGTCTGGCTCAGCGTCAAGTTGTAACGGCCCATGGAGGCGTTCAGATCATCCTGTTGCTTCTGTAAGTCAGCGAGTTGCCCCTTCAATTGATCCGCGTATTCGCGATATTGCTTGTTGCCGATCTTCGCAAGTCCGGTCCTTGTGTCCTCGATTGGCGTGCCACCAAGTGCGCGAATCTGCTCCTGATAGTCCTTCACGTCTTGTGTGATTGCCTGAAATCGCGCATGGCTCGCCTGGACGGCCGCGAAGCCGGCAGAGATGCCAACTACAAACGCCTGAGCAACCGAGGCGGACAACGCAACCTGAGCAGCTTTTCCTGCTTCTAACGCTGAGATGTAGTCCTTGACAATCGAGATGCCAGCCGAGAACGCAGCCGTGATTAGCCGGCCAGTTCCAGTCATGTTTCGGCCGAGATCGTCAATCAGCGACTTCGCCGTATCGAGGCTCGCGATCGCCTCATTCATGTGCTGAATCGCTTCAGGCGAATACAGCGGCGGCGGAGGCGGCAGTTTAACGATATGGCCGAGATTCTCGAAGACCTTCTTCAGCGAATCTGCCTGTGTCTTGAGCGTCGGAATCGTGTTGTTCTTCCGATCGCGATCGGCTTCCTGCTGAAAGGCCAGACCAGCCGAGAGTTCATCATCGAGCGCCTTCTGCTTGTCCCAAATCGCCTGAAGCGCCGGAGGCAGTTCGTATCCGTGGCTCACCCAATCGCGCAACTGCTTGATCAGATTCGGCATGGCCTGCGCCGACAGATCGTTCTGACGTTGCAATTTCGCGACGGCATCGGCCATCAGGTTGATCTGCGCGATGACCGCAGATCGACTCATGGACGATGCGAGCGATTCAATGGCTTTCGCGTGATCGCTGGTCGACTTCGCAGCATCTTTCGACGCTGATTGATAAACCTTCAGCGCGTCTGCTGACACGTGAAGGTGAGAGGCGATCGTCTCTTGCGACTCTCCCATCTTCAGCGCCGCATCGATCTGCGCGCGCATCGTCGGCGTCAGTTTCTCCAGTTCGGATCGCGCAGCAGCGAGCGCGGCAACGTAATCCGTCGTGGCATTGCCTGACACTGGGGCGGTAAGTGGAATATCCTTCCCGAATCCTTCAGCGCGCGGTAGTGAGAGCCCACGAGTGAGCGCTTTCGCGAGATAGCGGTCGTAGGACTCGGCCGCTTTGTCAGCCGCTTCCTGCTGTTGCTTCAGAAGCGCATTGATGGCCGCCAGCGAGCCCTGAAACACAGGCGACTGGACGATGACGCCACCAATGGCCTCCTTGACGTTGTCCCAGGCGTTCGCCAACTGGGAGAGCTGGCCGGCCGTCGTATGAATCTGTGCCTCGGCTTGACCTCCGAATCGCGAATTGATGGCCGCCAGCACGTTGTCCATTTGCTGGCCGCTGTCCGTCGCCTTATCGACAGCAATGCCATATCGACCGAGCGATCCGACGTTGCCTTCAAAGGCTTGCGAGACGAGCTTTACGGCGCTGAGCAGATCAATGCCGAGACCGGCCGACAGATCGGACGCCGCTGTCAGGGCGGCCTTCATACGATCAGGACCGACCTGGCCCATCGACGTAAACAGTGCGATGGCTTCGGAATTCAGATCGTCAGAATTGACAGTGAGCGATTCCATCTCACTCGCCAAATCCTGGTACTGCTGGCTCAGGGCTTTGCTGTAGGTACCGTTCGACCGCAGCGCGGCGTCGACCTTCGCCGCTGACGCTTCAGCGCCGAGAAACGACTTGATGCAATCGCCAACAAAGTCCGTGAGCGTATCGAATCCGGCCTTGAGCGCGTCGACCGTCACGAGTCCGGCGGCAAAGCCCACGGCCGTCGACTTGATTTCTTTTCCAAGATCCGCGAATTTGGCCGTCAATCCAGATGGCTCGATCTTGTCGGTCGCCTGCTGCAACTTCAACAGATCAGCCGGCGCCTGTTGCCCGAGAGCCTTATACTGCTCAATCGCGTCAGTGACCGCCTTGTTCACCTTGCGCTGATTCGCTTCCGTGAGCGTCGACGTGCCGCCGATCTTCGTTATGGCTGCGGCATATTCCTGCGCTTTGCGGATCTCGTCTGTGCCAAGGAAATCGCGCACGGCCGCGTTGATCGCGCGCTGCCGTGGCTCGAGATCCTTCTGGAGCGCCTCGCCGATCTTCTTGACGTCGGCCGTCGCCGAGGCCATGGCCGCGTTGAACGCCGACACGTCTGCCTGAAGCAGGACTTTCAGCGTGCCAACCGTTGCGCTATCAGCCATGTTTCGGTCTCGGTTCCTTCGTCACGGCCACGCCATACATGCCAGCGAGTGCTCGCAATGACGCCGCGATTTGCGTCCCGGTCTGCCGCTGTTCGTTGACCGGCGTCTCACCAATGAGCAAGTCCTTCAATGGCGGCAATTTACCCGTCCACGCCATGGCGAACATCTGATTGATGCGCCAAGCCAATTCGATGCCGCGATTGGTTTCATCGCGTTGCCGTTTAATGTCCGCGTCGAGCTCGATCCATAACTCAACCGGCGTCGACGACCAAAACGCGTCACTGCTCAGGCCGGCATGGCGGACGTTGAGCCAGAGTTGTCGCCAGTCCCATCCTGAGCCGTCTGAGGGTTTGCCTTGGCCTCGCCGAGCACGCCCTTTCCTCGCGGCTGATTGAGGCGCATCATCTCGGACATGAGCAGCAAGACCGCATTGAATCCGCCAGCTTCGTCAATCAGATCGCCGGCCTGATCCACCGTCTTGATCTCTTTGCTGTGGCACGGCTGGAGCAGCGCGAAGATCAGTTCGCACATCACGGACGGATCGATGGTGGATAGCGATTCGATGGCCTGCTGATACGTCAGCCCGGTCCGCTTCTGTAGCGCGCGCAGCGCGTTCATCGTCGGACGCAAGACGTATGTCCGATCGCCCACGAACATCTCCACCTCGCCACGCTCAGGATTTGCGCTCATACACCTCACGCCTGTTCTTGTTGACTCATCTCGCTGACCAGAGAGTGAGACGCGCGCCGTCCGAGAGACGAGACCGTCCGGCGCGCGCCTGCCGACTTATGCCGGCAACGTCGGTGCCGCCGCGGGCTGGATGGTGCAGGTCGCGGCGATGGTGCCGTCCTTGTTCACCTCGCCAGGCGCGAACGTCGCCACGTATCCACGAATGACCAACGTCGTCGCCGGCGATCCGTCATTGGCCACGAACTTGAAGTTACGATTTAGGCCATCGGCCGCCATCGCGGCCAAGCCGCCGCCCGTGAACGATCCCGCACCGCCGCCCGCCACTGACTGGCTGGGGTGATACGGCAGCCAGATCAGATTCACCGTGAATGGCGGTGTATCGCGCATGCCCGCGCGATGCTCTTCATGCCGATTTGGGCTCCGCAGATGCGTCGTCTTGACGTCCGTCGACGTCTGCGCAGGCAGCGGGATCGAGACCACGCCAGCCACAGCCTCGAACGACTCTGGGCTGAGGCCGTCGCCGACCATGAACTGTCCGCCATACCCAGGGACGGCGTCATCGCCTGCCGCATAGAACGTGTCGGTGACATTGCTCGCAATCGTGTTTGATGCCATAGCCCTCTCGTCTCCTTCGATCGCCACAAAAGAAAAGGCCGCCTCGCCGGACGCAGAACTGTCTGCGTCACAACGAAGCGGCCTCTCTTCGTGGCCTTGTCGGACACGCACGCGCACCGGCCTGGTGCGTCTTCGGGAGCTACCCTAGTGCGGCCTAATCAAGCTGAATCTCGCTGCGCTACATCTCTCCTGAACGCGTCGATGACCGCCTACGCTCGGTAGTGGACGTACATGTCCTGGCTCACAACCCACAGCCGAAGCTCATCCGGCTGATACTGTTCAATGGGCTGGGACGCCGGCTCAATCAAGTCGACACGCGTCGATGGGCTTCCGATCGAGCCGAACCACCCGATCAAACCCGTCGGCTCGCTGCCAGCCGTGTCACCGCAGAGCGCGGTCATTAGCGCGCGCGCCTGACCAAGCGGATCAGCGGCATCGCTCGCGGCATACGCATCAACCTGCACGCGATCTGTCACTACACCGGTGCGCCCGCGCAGATGAAGTCCTTCTGGCGCGCCAGCAATCATCGAAATGCGCACGGCTGCCGCTCGCGTGTTCTGCGGCAACAGCCCGCAATACACGCGAGTGCTGACCAGCGCGGCCACGGCCGCAATCGCCAGCGCGCGGTAGCGCACGATTTCAGCGCCGTTCATCGGCCCAACCTCGCCGCGATGCCAGCCCACAACTCTTCGCCAACGCGCCGCAACGCCTGTTCTTTGGTCTCTTCAAAGCCTCGCCGCACGAACGGATGTGGCGCCGGATGAAACTTCCATCCGAACTCCTGCGGTACACCGTATGCGAAGCCCTTGGTTGGGCCGATCTTGACGGCCGCCTCGCCTTCTCTCAGGCTCTGACCGCCGACTTTGCTCTGCGCGCTGATCCCGATGTGATCCTTGATGTGCGGCGCATCGGCACTTGCTGGGGCCAACTCGGCAATGCGCGCCTGAATAGGCTGCGCGCCAGACTTTAGAGCTTTCTGGAGAATGGACTTGCGCAAGTCGACCGCCACGGCGCCCATGTCCGCGATCATCTTGTCGCCGCCGGTGTAGGTGGCGCTGACCAATTACCCCACCTTCGCCAACGCGAAGAGCTCGATGCCTTCGCGTCGACCGACCACGCGCGCGTAGGTGATATCGTGAACGCGATCGTTGTGTAGCAGGCGACGGTCGCTCAGCACGTCGAGAATCTCTGGATCCATGTCGATCCGGTAGTTGATGCCAAACTTGACTTCGGCCTTGGCCGACATCTGCGCCGTCATCAAGCGTTCGCCGCCGGACAACTCTTCGCGGCTTGCAGGCATCGACTGCACGAGCGTCGTCCACGTCTCCACCGGCGCGCCGGAATTGCCCACGGTGTCCGTGGCGGATCGCTGTTGGATCGTGATGATCCTGTCGCGCAAGCCCGGCCGCATACGCACGGTGTCGGCCATCAGAACGGCCCACCCCAGAAGCGCTCCAACTCGAACGACGGCGTCCCTGAGCGGTTCGCGTACGTCTCCGAGACGTGCAGGCCGATCCCGACCAGCAGCGCCTTGAGGGCCGGCGCCGAGGCATCCTGGTACCCCGCGCGAAAGCGAATCGTCACCGCGTCTGGGCGATTGGCCGTTGCTGGAAAGGCTTCGCCAGGAAGGGGCCTAATTTCCGCACCCGTCCACGACCCGCTCGGCACGAACGCGAATCCGGCAGGCGAGACGGCCAAGTCCTGCGACTCGCCTGCCTCGTCGTAGTACTGCACGGACGTCACGTCGATGACCGGCGCGATCGGCAAGACGATGCGGCCGCTTTGCGGAAAGCCGCTGAGGAGGAAGTCCCACGTCTGCGGCGCGATGGCCCGGCCGGGGAACCCTGGACGGATGTAGTCTTCGCAGGCGCGCACGGCGGCCCAAATCAGCGCATCGATGTGCGTGTCCTCCGCGGCACCATTGGCCACGCGGAGCACCTGCGTCTTGATGTAGTACGCATCGATTGGCAGACGATCCGTGTCCTCGCTGACGAGAACGTGTCGGGTTTCGAGGCCGACATTCCAGGCCAATCGCTGAGCGGTGGAGAACATAGGCGCACGTATCCCCATCGAGGGATCGTGGCCATCATGGAAGAACGCGTCTGCGAATCAGGTTTATATGATGGAAACCAGGATGGCTCGGTATCTTGCCGCCAGAGATGGCAAGGCGTAACGCTCGAAGAGATGGCGTGACCGATCGGCGGCCCAATCTCGCGCATCTCGATCTGCCCAGCGATCGAGTGCATCGCCTAGATCTGACGTTGACTGCACGACAGCTCCGGCAGGCGCGATCTCATGAAACGCAGCTGTATCCTGCGTGATGACCGGACGCCCTGCCAAGATCGCGTTCACATACTTGACGCCGCTCTTCCACTGACGGCACATCCAGCCGTCCCAGGCCCCGCCACGGAGCCCGACGAGGATGTCGACGGCTGTCAGGTCTGGCGGATTGACGACGAACGACCAGCCGCGCGCGGCGCAGGCGTCGCGCAAGCACGGCTCCCAGGACTCGAGATAGGCTGGCGAGCCCTCGTAGGCGACGACACGACACTCCTGGCGTGCCTCCGTGGGCACCAGTCCCGCGTGGCCGTGATGCGGCAGATAGACGCCACCGCAGGCGTCCGCCATCGCCTGTGTCGCGCCAATGGTCAGCGTCGGCCGATAGCGGCGAATCCAGTCGGCCAGCAACGCCCTGGCTTGCATCTCCGTCAGCCCGTTCTGCGCCGGCTGCTGCCAGAAGTCGAGCGCGTCCCAGACGAGCGGCTTCTTCGCCGCGTGAACCTGATCAGCCTGAACAATCGCCCGCTTCACCAGCACCACGACATCGGCCCAGGCCAGATCGGCCGGTGCCAGCGAAGACCGAACGCGCGCCCCAAGCGCCGCACCGAGCTGGACGGCCCGCATTTGAAACGAGCCTTTGCCGGCGCCAACAATTAGAATGTTCACACCGCTGTCCAGATTTCATCGCACGAGACGCGCTGTCTGAGCGCATAGCCCGCAGCCGTCAGTAGGTGCTGCGGCGCGTCGCGACGATGGCCGAATCGTGACCAGAGGCCCTTATCCTCGAACAACACCACCGGGCGACATCGCGCGAGCGTCTGGCGCGCGCCAAGCAGTGCGTCGACCTCGGCGCCTTCGATATCGAGCTTCAGGAATCCGAGCGTCGGCAGATCCAAGCTGTCCAGCGTGATGCGCGGAATACTCCCGCCATCTTGGACGAACCGAGCCCCGGTGTTCTTCATCGATTCGCCCTTGCGATCGAGGCGCATGCTCACGACTCCGGCCGACGAGCCGAGCGCCACCGCATGGATCTCGACGTTCGCGCAGCCGAACGCCTCCATGTTTGCCGTGAGCGCCTCGCGCGTATCAGAACTCGGCTCGAACGCCAGCACGCGCGTGAATCGCTGCGACATCAGGCGCGTCCACGTTCCGGCATGCGCGCCGCCATCGACAGCAATCGACCAGTCCGTAACGTACGCGAGTGCCGCGTCAAGATTGGCCCGCTGATAGTCACCGGCAGGCGTGATCTGGCTGACCATGAACTGATCGGCGTCGGGGAACTTCCAACCAAAGCGTTCCTTCATGCCATCACCGCTGCGCCGATCGTGGCGTCGAAATAGGCTCGCATCGATCTCTTTCTGAGGTAGCGAAAGTCAACGATGGCCGAGCTAGGCCATGGTACCGATCGTCGCTGCGAGAGTGCGACCTCGTCCTGATGCGATAACGCCTGCATGACAGACGCGCATGGCACGCCGCGCACACTCAGCCCGGATCGATCGACCGTCTCGTCACTAAGCGGCGCGGTCAATGTCACGAGCGGCTCCGTATCGCCGCCCCAGACTTGTGAATCAACAGGAAGCTCAAGCGCGAGTCCGAGCGCGCGGCGATAAAACGCGATTAGCCGATCACGAGCCGACACGCGCCACCATTGCGCGCCGTTCAGGATCGGCCGACGACGATACTTCGGTTCAGGCCGCACAATGAGACCGAGATCCGCCGAAAACCATGGTGAGAGATCGCGGAAGACGAGCATGTCCGGCGAGATCATCACCGTGTCATCGTCGAAGGCGTCGGATTCCAGATATCGGAGGCACACTTCAAGAATCCACGGCATCAGATGGACCGACCGCGTCTCAAAAGCGATCGATGGCACCTCGAGCGGCCGATCACTGATGGCGACCGTCGCGCATCCACACGCGCGCTCGACGCTCGTCGATAGCATCCGAATCGCGTCAATCCAATCGAACGCCCCAAGCCGCTGATGCGACTGGCTCACCGCCGGACCGGGCCGATAGGGCGTGACGACCTTCATTCGGCACGCTCCAAATAGAACAGCCGCTCAGGATGTGACGTTTTGATCTGCTCTTCCCGCACAAGCAGCGACGCCATCTCTCGACGCAGATCATCCGGATTGAAATGCCACACCGGCCAGCCGCTCTTAATCTTGACGACAGCCGAGTGCTCGGCATCAGGCGTGAACGTGACGATCACTAGACGTCGTCGCATTGCTGCGAGCGCATTCCGCAGAATGCTCTGCCAGTCAGGTGTGCAGTCCAGCACATGCCGCAGCGCGATGCCATCGGACGGCTCGCGATAGACCGTCAGATCGGCAACCACGCATGACGCGCATTGCGCCGTGCCGTCGACGACCTGATAGGACGCGCTCGGCCCAAGAAAGCGACCCAGATAGCCCGTGGCACCGCCCCAATCGGCAATCGTCCGGCAAGGCCGCAACCACTCCGCGGCACGACGATACGTCTCATCGGTGCCGTAGGATTCATGCTGGAGACAACGGACCCAGGCGATCGGCGTGGCGCTGATCATGGCAACTCGCCGAAGGCGACGCGGAACACGCGAGGCATATGAAGTTTGCGCCGCCACCTGAAATCCACAACGGGCCGCGACGGGCCGAGCAGTCGCCCTGTGGCGTTCAGGTGCGCGATGTGCTCGTTCGACCACGGCTCAAGCACGCTCAATGCGTCGATGAATTGCACCGACAATCCGTCACGTTCGGCGCGACCGATCATCATCGGAGAGACGCGCTCCCGCAGCGCGACGGTGTCCGCGCCCCAAGCCAGCACGTCCTCGGGCAATGTGCGTGCATACGCCAACACCGATCGATAGAACGGCCCAAGATTCGCCTTGGCGCGCACCGACCAGAACTGCACGCCGTTCAGCAGCGGCTCGCCTCCGTCGACGTGCTTGATGGTGTGCCGCATCAAGAGGCCAAGGTCCGCGTCAGGGAAAAAGGTCGCCAAGTCCTTGAACACGAGCTGATCCACGTCCAGCATGACCGTGTCGCGGTCGAACGCGGCCGACTCGAGATAGGCGGCGCAGACTTCCAGCGTCCAGAGCATCAGGCGACGTTCGGCCGTATGGAATCTCAGCGTTGGCACAGGCAGATCGCACGTGAGATCTGTGATCGCATGCACGGGCGCGTTGCAGGCCACCTGCGCGCTATGCACTACCTGCCGTAGGGCCGCGATCCAATCAAACGACGGCAGGCTACGATGCAGGTCGCTCTCCGCCGGCAGCGGCAGGAACGGCACGACCACGCGAATCGATCGACTCACGACAACATCTCCGAGATGAATTGCCAGCACTGCCGCGCTTCACTCGGCGCGTATTGGAAGTGCGCGAGATTCGCAAGGAACTGGTGCGCGATCGATGGTTCCAACGGACGAAGGCCCGCGCGCCACGTCGACTCGCAGACGGCCGCCGACGCCCCGTCTCGACACACGACCGGAATGCCGAGACGAATCGCGTCAACCGCGACATTCGAATGCCACGTCACGACCGCCGACGCGCCGCGCAATGCGTAGTCGATCGGCGTCGTCGACGGCATCGTCTCGATTGCGAACGGATTAGCTCCATGTTTCTTTGGCCGGTATCGCACGCGATAGCCGGCCTGCTTCGCGGCCTCGATCTGTAGTCGCTCCCACTCATGGACGCCGGATTGCTGATATTGCGCGCGGGCCTTTTCGCCAATCCCGGCCACGATGACCGGCCCATCGGCATGCCATGCGTCACCGCGCGCAACGCGATCGTTTGAGAGTCTGGCGTCGGGCCACGACCGGCGCATGACGTAGTCTTGCGGATGCGGCGCATCGAGCGACACGCGGAACTTCTTGTCACGGTCCCAGTACGCCAGATCGCAGGCGACGACATGGCCACCTCGGTCGATCTGTCGCTGCATCGGCTCCCATCGATCCGGCGCACCAGGTCCCCAGAGTAGGAGCACATCTGATCCGCCGATGAAGGTCGATGTTTGCTTGATCGTGAGATCGCCGGCGCCGCGCGTCAATGCCGCGAAGATGCCTGCCGCGCGCTGCGATTCCGGCGAGAAATGCAGCAGCTCGACGGTCTTGATGGCCGTGCTCACCATGACGATCTACGCGCAGATCCGAGACTGCTTCAACAGCGGTTCGCCAAGCAAGTGCGCCAACTCGCGAGTCCATAGTTCGGCTTCAGGCCCATCGGCATATTCCGGCCCGTGCCACGGGCCACCGAGGGTAAAATGGAGCGCCTTCGCCTTCGGATTAGGCTCGTATTCGCCGACGAGATGATTCCAGGACAGCGGCAGTGCGCCGATCTTCTCGTCCGCCCACAGCAGGCGATGCAACTGCAAGCCCGTCGCGGCGTTCACGTACTCCGGCGTCAGCGTCCGGCACAACTCGTTGTTGAACACCATCAAGCTCGACCAGTTCTTACGCGGATAGGCCGTCTGCACTTGACCGAAGAACTTGGCGTCGGGCTTCGGCGTGTAGTCGTGCTGGCAGACAAATACCGCCTGATCGTTCCAGGCGACGGGATATGCGAACAACTCGCCGATTTCTGACTGAAAGAGAAAGTCGCAATCGACGAATACCGCCAGCCCTCGATAGCCGCAGAGCGCCGGCACGAGAAATCGCGTCAGCGAAAACTCCGTGCTCTCGGTTGCGCCGCGCTCGCGCAGATACATGCGAGACTGCCTGAGCGCGTCCTGCGTCAGCGGCGTGATGGAGACCGGCACGCTCGATCGTCGCAAGATCGAATGCGCGCACACCGCGAAAGCCGCGGGTTCTCGACTGTCGTAGCCGATGAACACCTTGAACGGCTCGTTCACGCGCAGACTCCGACCGAGAGCGCGTCCTCAATCGACATGGTAGGAAAGCACGACAAGGCACTCCTTCGCGTTGCATTGACGATCTCGATGCCCAGCGCCTGCGCCGGCTCAACGAGGGTCGCGAAGATCTCGCGCAGATAGGCCCCGAGCTCGCCCCATGGCCGCGTACCCCATGGATGAGAGCCGAACCACCGCTGTTCCCCGCTCGGCCCTTCCTGCAGGTCATAGCCAAGCAGCACGATCCGTCGCGCACCGAGATGGACGGCCAGATTGATCGCCGCATAGCCCGAATTTCGGCCGGTCCTGAGATGCGTCGGCCTGTCGTCCAGCCCAGTCACGTCGTTGGCGTCAAATTGCAGGACGGTCGACCACGCCGCCGCATCTGGATCGAGCGAGAACCGCAGTCCATCGAACTGTAGCGACGGCCCGTTCGTTTGCCACCAGCGGCCGAATGTGTCCTTTCCACTGCCGTAGAGCGCGTCAGCCCACGGCGCGAGACGAATGCAGTCCTTGACCGCGATCACCTTCGCTCGCCCGCGACAGGCGTCGACGTCTTCGCGCGTGAGACTCGGGCCTGACGCGAGACAAACCACGGTCTCTCCGGGCCACACTCTCGGCACGCTACCGAAGGCCATCGCCCTTGTCCCCTTTCGGTCCGCGCTCGCCCTGTTGGCCGCGATCGCCCTGCTTGCCGTCACGGCCGCGCTTGACCGACAGCCGCCAATCGTCCGTCGATTCCGGCTTACTCCTTGTGTCACGCTGAGCGACGAACATGGATCCGCCCCACGTCACGGCGTCACCGCGCTCGTAAGCCTCACCATCTCGCCAGACGCCGCAATCCACGATGCCAGGCACACGCGCGCGCTTCTCGACATCGCCTCGACGGAAGACAATCGACAAGCGTCCGCGCGCGTCATAGTCGAACGACAGGTCTTCGAACCCGAGACCGTCCACGCCATCGCGGCCATGCTTCCCATCAACGCCGTCACGACCGTCTTTGCCGTCAGTCCCGCGCTCGCCACGCTCGCCCTGCGCCCCAGGCTGACCGTCGCGCCCGTCACGACCGTCTTTCGGCAGCGGGATCAGGGCGGCAGCACGGACGGCCACATCGGCCAGATCCACAGGCGGCGCATCCTTGCCGTCGACGCCATCGCGGCCATCCTTGCCGTCCTTCGGCGTCGGCACGAGGGCCGCCGCGCGCATAGCAAGGTCATCGAGATCGACAGGATCAGCGTCCTTCCCGTCGCGACCATCGACACCGTCACGACCGTCTTTCGGGGCCGGAATCAGAGTAGCGGCTTGGAGTGCGATCGCCTCGATATCGACCGGGGGCGCATCGCGCCCAGGCTCACCAGGATCGCCTTTCTCGCCGCGCTCACCGTCGCGTCCGTCTTTGCCGTCACGACCGTCTTTCGGGGCCGGAATCAACGCCGCCGCTTGGCGCGCAACCGCCTCGAGATCCACGGGCGGTGCGTCTTTCCCGTCGATCCCATCGCGGCCATCACGGCCAGCGATCGGTGCTGGCATGAGCGCAGCCGCGCGAATAGCGATGGCGTCCAGATCGACCGGATCAGCGTCGCGCCCAGGATCACCCTTGTCGCCACGAGGTCCTGGCGGGCCGGCGACAGGCTCGCGCGCTTCAAGCGCGGCAATCCGAAGATCTCTTGATTTCAGTTCCTCAATGATCTCCTCGCGCACGACAGGCGCGATGCCATCAAGGAGATCATTCAGCTCGTCGACGGTCATGACGCCTCACGAAGATGCCGCAGCCGCCGACGAAAGCCAGCGGCCGCAAACTTCATCGCCCCAGATTTCGGCTGACTGCTCGATGGCGCTGGAGAGGGCGCCTGTCCATGCGGTGCAGGGCCAAGCTCGTCGCGCCGCTTCAGAGCCGAGAGCGAGTAGTCCTGCTGCTGCCCCCAGAGATCGTCGCCGCCAGTCACAGGCGGAAGATTGAACAGCCGACGTCCTTCATTCGGCGTATAGATCGTGCCCTTGACGCCATCCGTCGCGGTCTTCATCCGCTGATCGGCGTTCATGCGGTAGAGGCCGTCTTCATCGATCTTGAGGCCATAGCCCGCATCGCCGGCGCCGAGCCCAATATTGAGCAGGTCTTCCATTTTCTCGATCAACGCCTGGAGGCACTGACTGTAGTAGAGCTGGAGCAACGGCTCGCTGTTCGCGTAGGGCGGCGGCGCGCCGATGCCGAGCATGAACAGGGGGACGTGATAGACCGAGGCGATCTTCTCATCCGACCACTTCAATTGATCGATCAACTGCGCATCGACGGCCTTCATCACGCCCAGCGGTTCCCACTTCAGGCCCTCGCCGAGCACGGGCACCTTGCCGCGATTGTTCGGCCCCATGAAGTTCTGTTCCCACGCTTCCTGAATGCGCTTCGCCACGGGATCAGAGATGAAGTTCGGTGCGGTCAGAATGCCGCTGAGCTGCGCGCCGTTGGCAAACAGGCTCGCGCTCGTCTTCTGTATCTCCATCGACTGCAGCACCGGCAACGCGGCGGCCGTCGTCGGCGGCACGCCGCAGAGTGGATGCCGCATTGGATTCATCACGTCATGGACGATCTCCGTAGCCGGAACGATGACGGCTTCATCGACGCCGGCGAGATTGTCCGAGGCCAGTTGATAGAACACGCTTCCATCGTCCGCCACGAGCACCTGCACGCGCGAAGGATCGAGCACGTACATCGCGTCGACGTCGAAGCTCCGATCACGGCTCATCAAGGCATAGGTATTCCCGCGCAGGAGTTTGGACGTGAGCCACGCGTAGGCGAAGTCGAACCAGATCTGATAGTGATTCGGTCGCCGAAGGACTGGCGAAAACGTGGGGCTCGTCACCGTCTGGCAGATGCCGTCAGGCGTCTTCTTGGTGAGGCGAATATCGAGCTTCGCGATGTCCGAGGCGATCAGCGTGACGCAGGAATAGACCGTGCTGTGGGCGGCGACCAGGTCGCTATCGACACTGCTGTGGCGCTGCCACGATCCCGTGCGCGTTTCGCCGCCGAACCGCAACCATCCGCTAGGCAACCAGTCGGCGGGAACTCGCGTCACCAGATCGGATGACTTTTTGCTCGGTCCATCAGCGATCCCGAGCGTGATCACGATTCCTCACTGACAAGGTGACGCGTGCGATAGCGGCGGCGCAATGGCGTGTCTTCAGAAGCAGAGACGGATGCCGGTGCGTCTGCGCGCCGCACGAGGCCCAATGCGACGAGCAGTTCGCCATCGGTCTCGGGTAGATCGATTTCCGCGCCTTCAGGTGTCTGATCGCAGATCCAGCGTGTCGCGATGTAGCGCATAGAGCCTGACTCATGAGACAGCGCCGCCGGCCAATGCGACCAGCGGCGCTACCCCATCCGTTTTCCTATCGTCAGGCCGCTATCCGCGGCATGACGCTTACTGCGGCGTGTAGGCCGCGCCGGAGATGTACTGGACCGACGCCGCGCGCGCCAGCTTCCAGTTCACTGGACGCGTGGCCTTGATGCCGAGCATGCCCGTCTGCCACAGCGAGACCATCGAGGCCCCGCCGCCCGTCGTGCCGTCCTGCGTCGGGCCATCCGACATCTCGAGCGACGCCTGATCGCTCGACTCGATATCGACGACGCCGTCGTCAGCCAGGAACACGTCCTGCGCATTGACGAAGACCACCGATGGCGTGCTCGGCGAACCGACGCCGGTCAGCACCTCGGAGACGATCACCGGGATGCCCTCGATGAACCCGCCGCGCATCGTGATGTCCGGGAAGTTCCTGACACCGAGCGACGTCCGCATCAGCGACAGTGCCAGCGCGATCTGCTGGCTCATCAGGATGACCAGCGAACCCGCCTGAATGCCGGCCGCGAGCATGGTCGCCACTGCCGTCTTGACGTCGACCGCGAACGCCGCCGCCGTCGTGCCGCTGGCCGAGATGGCCGCGACCGCATTGGTGAGCGATGCCGGCTTGACGCCCGCGCTGCCCGCGTTCGATGGATCGACCAGCGCCGCGTCGATCGCCTGGATGATCGCTGCCGAGAGGTCGTTCCGCACCTTGGTGTCGGCCGAGATCGCGGTGAACCGCGCCTCCTCCTTAGTGATGACCGAGATGGCCGCGACCTTGGCCATATCGAGCGTCACCGTGGAGAACACACCCTTGGTCAGCGGGATCGGCTTGCCTTCGCCGACCCACGAGGCACTACCGCCTGATGTCTGCGATCCGACGCGGACGTTGAACGGCACGCGCGTCAGCGACGGATAGTTCCCCTGCGCGCCAGGGATCGGCCCGCCGAACTTGCCGAGGATCGTGAGCGGCCGCAGGTAGTCGACGAACTCCGTCAGGATGTCGGTGTACTGGAGCAGCGGAGCCTGACCGTTGGCCGTCGTGCCGCCTGCCACGGCCGTCTTGATGGCGGCAATCAGCGCTTCATCGCCGGAGTAGTGCTCCTTCGCGAACAGCAGCGCATCGCTCACGCTGCCTCGGCCCACGGCGACGCACTTGGCGAGACGCGCGAAGCGGATGCCCGGCTCTTCCTTCTTCGGCATCACGATCACGCGACCGGTGTCGCGCGAGGCGCTGGCCTTCTGCTCGTCGTCGGCCACGACGCGCTTGGCTGTATCGGCGGCACGCTTCTCTGCCGCGCGAAGGCGCGTCAGATGCGTATCGATCGTCTTGACCTCGGACTCGAGCCCGTCGTATTCCTCGGTCTGCTCGGCATCCAGGGTCTCGCCCTTCTCGGACGCGGCCTCCAGGATTTCGTCCATGCGCGCGGACTTGGCGGCGCGCGTCGCCTCGAACTCGGCGATCTGCTGCGAAATGGTCTTTTTCATCGGACTGTTCCCGCGCGTCGACACGACGCGCTGACGGCCCGAGACGCCGGGCGAGGACTTCTGTGGCGTCACCCCGTCGGAGCCTGACGCGGCAGACGGAGTGATGTCGTAGGACTTGACGGTTTGGATGGAGGCGTCGATGTTGGCGGGAATCGTCACCGCCGACAGCTCGAGCCATTCCCATTTCGTGAAGCGCTGACCCCAGGTGCCTTTGATGTCGGCCGCTTCGATGGGGTTGAAGCCGATCGACAGGCCGCGCACCAGTCGGTTCTTGATCGACTGCCACGCCTCATCGAGGCGATCCTTCAACTTGCCGGCGTCCGCGATCTTGGCGATCTGCGCGCGGATCGCGATGCCTGCATCGGTGACGGTGGCCTCGATGACATGGCCGATCGGCTCGCTTGACTTGTGCTGCCAGAGCAGCGGAATGGGCAGTTTGAACGTCGCGCCTTTCGGCTCGACAATGTCACCCATCCGATCGGTGCTTGGCGTCGAGGCGATGCCGGAAATGACGCGCTGATCCTCATCAACGCTCCTGATTTCCAGCACCGAGTACGCGCGAACAACGGCCATAGCTACGCCTGCCAGCGTAGTGACCGCCGCCGATTGCTTAGGTATTTATGATGAAAACTACTTCTTGAGTGACCGCATGACCAGGACCACAAACGAGCGAATAACGCCCGACGCCGTGGCCCCTGGATGCTGCTTCACAATACGATCGATATCTCGACAGATGGCCTCAGGCAGCCAGACATATGAACTCATGCCAGGCTCAGCCGTGCGTGGCCTTCCGCCGCGACGCGTTTTCACGGGCTCAGTGACGTGCGCCAAGGAACATCACCTGGTAGCGGGCTTCATCCGGAAGCGTGGCCAGCATCTTCAGCCCCATGAGACTCGCCACGACGCCGTCAATGTGCTTACCGGCGCGCTTCGGTTTCACCGGCCGAATCCGGCCAGCGTCGTCCGTCTTCACTGCGACCGATTCGACGTGATTCCGCAGCACTCGATGCGCGCCATGGCTGACGCGTCGGCCCTTCACGAGTGCCTCGAAGATATGACTGACTTCGGAGAGATGCGTGTAATTCTGCAGGACTTCTTCGACGCGGAAGCCAGCCCGATCCCGGAGGTTCGTCGCCAAGTCCGTCGCGAACGCCGGATCGTAGCCAATCACGCCGTCCTTGAGCCTTGGAAATAGCCCGGCGATCTTCGTCGTGATGTCCTGATAGATCCGGCTGTAGTCGATCACAGCCCCTTCCGTGGGCGTCACGAGCCCGAGCTCGACCCACCGCGAGTACGGTACGTTGTCTTCCTTCTCCCGCTGGCGCATCGTCTCTTCTGGAATCCAGAAGAACGGCACGATGATGATGCGGTAGTTCAGATCGATCGATCGCTTCTGCGCTTGCCCGGTCGGGCTATCGGCGACGACCTCGGCGGACAGCGCCGACTCCAGCCGCACGCGGAACACGACCGAGCAACAGGCCAAGTCGTATTTCTGCGCGAGATCGAGGCCGGCGGCGCACGGCAACGCCGCCAACTCAGGCGTCATCCGCTGCAACCATGCCTTCCACTCGCCGACCGAATCAGGCTCGCAGGCGTCCCACCATTCGACCGGAATCCAGGCGGTCGCTTGATTGACCCAGCGATTCAGGTGATAGCGCAGGAAGTCATTCCTCTTCCGCGGATCGTTCAGCGCCTCGCGGCACTCCATTTCCACGGCGTCGGCCTTCACTGTCACGCCATAGCCGGGATTGACGCGGCGATGCACTGCAGGATCGGTCCAATCTTCAGCCGGAGAAGCTTCGAAGATGACCGGCAGCATCGTCTCGTCTTCGATCGTGCCGCTCAACAACGCGTGGCTATAGTCGTACTCTTCGCGGCAGATGCTCTCGTCATCAGTGCCTGCGTGACTGACCATGAGCAGGACCGGCTGTCGACGCTTGACGAGCGACTTACGAAGCGCTTCAAACAGTTCGCGATCGCGCTCGCCGGCATAGCCGTGCAGTTCGTCGAAGATCAGCCCGTGTGGCCGCTTACCATGCGCCGAACTGGCGTCCGACGACAGCACCATATACGTCGACCGCGTGTCGGCCCAAGCGATCGCATCTTTGGTGATTTCAGCGCCGTCGGCCAGATACGGCGAGTCCTCGACCATGTACTTCGCGTTGGTGTGGACGGTGCGGGCCTGGTTGCGATCATTCGCGAGCGCGTAGACCTCGGACGCCATCTCGCCATCGCAGCGGGCCAGATAGACGCCAATGCCGGCCGCGATCGGACTATTGTGGGTCGGGATCATCGATCGACCAGCCAGAAAGAGCTTTGACGGAGCGTCGATCGTGATGCATTTAACGGGCACGGACGGCACCGGCCGCACGTCCACAATCCGACGCTCTCCAGAGAGACGACGCCGATTATGGCGGAGTCCTTGCCGCGCCAACTTCCGCTGAAGTCGAAACACTGGCATGTCCGTCGATGGCACGAACGTCAGTCGATACCGCTTCGAGACTTCGCGACCGTAGAGTGTCGCCGGGGAACATCGGTTGACAGTCTTGATGCCAAGCGAGACTAGGAGTTCATACGCATCGGCAGCGAGACGCTCATTCGTAACAGAGAACTCACAAGTCCCCTTCGCATCAATGTAGCCATCGGTATCCATGAGCCCCTGTAGAAGGCTCAAGCGTTGCTCGATCGAAGCGCGGAGATACACTGGCGGAATGTGCTTGCGACCAAGTACGCCCGCTGCTCGGAGTGATGCTTGGAGCGAGCTGGGCGCTGAGGAAGGAACCGGCAAGTTGTGACGGCGCGCATAATCGGTCGCTCGTTCACAGGCCAAGCAACGACCTAAACGATTCCGATCGGCAGGATCATGCCCGCGCCCACACTGCTCAGTGACGGGCTGCCCGAGGCGATACCGAATGTGCTGATTCGACTTCGTGACAACGGCGCCGACAGCCGTCAGATGACCGACTAGTTCAACATCGCGATCACCGATCGTCAAGCGCGCGCAATCAGAATCGCCATCGCCCAGCCATACCCCGAGCACATACGGTTCGACGGGCAACTTGGCGATGGGCGTATCGAGCGGTGACGCCAGTGGGACGCTGTGGTTCGCGCTTTGGTACATCCCGTTGCTGTTTCTGAGCGTCCTAGCAATTTCTCTAGTCGTCCTCACGCCGAATCGCCAGTGCTCACGGCCATGCGCGGCGGCTGCCGCCAACCGCTCAGCCTGATTGGCGTATGGGGATCGACGCGTCTCTGTGAGCCACAAGTGATCGGCGTCAGCAACGATCAGGCTGCCATCATCGAACTCAACCTCAAAGCACTCTCGATCGCGCATGACCGCTGATGTCGCAAGAATCCTGGTTGGCCGCCCTCCGTCGTCGAATATTAAATCGCCGACAGACAGCTCGCCCATCGTGCTCCATCCGGTCGGGGTCGCAATCGGCGTATCCAACGCCAGCGCCTTACCTGAGCCCTTCGGCAGGAACGCGAACACCTTGCGGAACCGACGAAGCCCGTCAGACGCACGCTTCCAACCGAAGAGCGGCCGCACGAGCAACTTTTCCTGGTATTCCAGAAGCGTAAACGGGCGTCCAGCGAACTCGCCCATGTGGTGACGGAGCAGGTCTGGGAAGAAGTCAACCGCACGTTGGGCCGCAGCCTCATCGAAGTAGAACCGGCCGTCTGGCGATTCCCAGCGGTCATTAGCCGCGTTCCAGCGCGCAGGAATGGCAATGGTCACGCCAGGCCAGAGCACGTCAGGCGACGCGCCAGCGCCCCACCAAGGGCGAGGCAACCTACCGCCGCTTCCGGCTTTCGCTGCCGATCCTCGACGCGCGCGCGTAGGACTAGCGACCGCCAAAGTACTTCGCTTTCATCGGATCGACCGCCGGCTTGGCCGTCTCAGATTGACCAACCGGCTTGCCGCATGGCGCCAGGTTAAATCGCAGCAGTTCCGCATCAATGCGCTGGATCAGGCCGCGATGGTTCGCGGTGCCGCGGTCATTGACGGACCGCGCGTATTGCTTCTCCATCACGACATTGCGGCAGAGCATCCTGAACCCCAGGGCCGTCGCCGTCGTCAGCGTCCCGTTCTTCATCGCGTGCGGCGCCAACTCAAGCCAGACCTGTCGCTCCTCAAACGTCAACTCATCCGGCGCGTCCGCCTCGTCGAGCTTCGGCAGTGACGGCGGCGGTGGTTCCGCCGGCGCGCTCGGATGCGCCACGACCGTCGCCGGCCTCCGGTGTCCAGCGTTGCCGTCAAGCGCGCGCAGTTCGGCCGATTTCGGCTTCCGCCCGGCGCCTGGACGACGACCGCCGCTGCCTACGCCGCCCACGGTTTGATTGCCTCTGGTTTGATTTCATCGGCCGGCACAGACCTTTTAAAACCGCGCGAGTGCGTTCGATGCCGGGCCGCGCACATCAGCGACGCGCTGGCAACACCTTGAAGTCCCCCCCCGGTGTTGAGCGAATCAGTCCGCGTTTTGGCCTTTCTGCCAGCACCTATACGTCTTCCGCCGTGTTCGATAGTGCTCATTGATATTTCCGCTCGCGCTGCCGCTTACGGTTATGACACTCGTCGCAGAGCGCCTGCAGGTTCAGCGGGTTGAAGAAGTCGGCGTCGTGTCGGTCGACGACTGGCGTAATGTGGTCGAGGACACGTCCGCGCGTGATGTAGCCATGCTGGGCACACAGGCTGTCTACGGTGTCTCGCGTGCCTGGGAGTCGACTGCCGCAGAGGCCAGCATTCGGCACGCCTTGGCGGACCTGCTCGTCGAAGTACCATCGGCGGAAGCGTTGCCAGCGTGCGCCGTAGCCCTGTTCGGTCACGGTGAGTTGGCGATCGGGATACTGGGACTTCTTCGCTCGTCCGTGGGCAGAGCACGGGATGTGCTGGCTACAGCCAAGGACGTGGCAGGCGCGGGCGAGGGCGGATGGCATTTAGCGCATCCTCCGTCCGGGATCATGCTCGTCTGGCGGCGCTGGCGGCGGTCCGATCGGACGCTGCCTCGCACGCACGGGCAACGGCGCGCCGCAGCCGTCACACTGGCCGAGTGTGCCCCAGCGACCGCAGTAGTCGCAGGCCACGAGTGATTCACGGGCACTCGACGCAGCGCATCGAGGCCGAGGTAGCGGCGGCGCATTGAAGCCCTCGGCCTTGAGCACGTCCATAAGGCTGACGGTTTCGTTTGTGCTCACGATTCCACCGCCTCACGCAACGACATCGCCGCCTGATGCGTGTCCATCGCGTCCTTGGTCCGTCCGGCGTTTCTGAACCGCTGGGCCGCGTCGTCCAGCGTGGCGGCGGCCTTGCTGATGATGAGTTGGAGATTGCGGATCTGCGCCTGGGCGGCGCGCTCGTCGAAGGATGGCGCGCGGAAGATGCGCTTCGTCAGGCGGTAGCCGGTGCCGTGGCACCAGAAGCACTCATTGATGGGGGTATACGCGACGCGACCTTGCGCGCCATGTATGACCGTGCCGCAGACGCAGGCCTCGTAGATGTCCTCAGCGGCGCGCACGTCCGGTGCGACAGGACTCGACTGCTCAGCTACCGCGTCAGGAACTTGGGGGCATGCCTGGACTGGCACACCGGCAGGATGGCATAACTAGCGCGGATAGAATGGCCTACAATGCCCACTGTTCCACGTGGAGTCACATTTAGATCCCCGCTCGGACGACTTTACTGATGTCCGAGCGGGGTTACTTGCCGATGAATGACCCGCTGCGCCGCTACTCGGCCCACCAATCCTTGCCTGCGATAACAAGCCACGCCGGAGCAGGCTGTGCCCTGCCGCACTGTGACAAACCGTTCCACGCCTGCCTCGCCTATCCGCGTCACGCCACGCCTTGGCACGCGCAACCGGCCTGTCCCGTCCCATCATAGCCGCGCCGCACCTCACCTTGACGGTCCTGGCCTGCGATAATATGCCGTGCCAAGTCACGCCAATCCATTCCGTGCCTGCGCTGACGCTCCACGCCCCATCTCGCCAAGCCGTGTCTAGCCGGCGATGACGTGCCGAGCCCCGCCCCACATCACCCCTACAAGCCAAATCATTCCGCGCCTGCGATGACGGGCCAGACCGCGCTCAGCCCTACCTACCTGGCTGTGCCTAACCACGCCCAAGCTTCCAGCCTACGCTGCGATCGCGTGAAGCGCCGCCGCAATCGACGCCGAGAGCGCCTGCAACCGCGCGACGGTCGTGCTGTCATGTAGATCGGCCAGTTGCGCGTCGAGCAGCCGCGTGAGTTCCAACGCCAACCGCCCAACGTCGGCCGATCGCACGGAGTCGATCACGGTCATCTGATCCGCCGTGACCGTTTGCCCCTTCATATGCTCCAGGCCACGCTTGATGGGTTGCGGCGTGCCGGTCGACGCCTCATACACCACGCGCACCGAGAGCGTCTGAACCTGCTGCTCCGGCACATGCAGCGTGAGGGCGATGGTCCGATCATCGACCTGTAGCTCGCGCAGCCGCAGCACGATCCGCGATTGATCGTGCCGGTCGAGTTTGCGGCCGTGATGCGCGTTGAGTTCGACGGCCTCCAGGAACAGCGCCGCCTCGTTCCGATAGCGCCGCAATTCCACTTTGGCGGCCGCCTCTGGCCCGAGCATACGCAGATACGCGCGGCGACGATGGAACCCGTCGACAATGCGCTTCGTCGCCGCATCGGCGATGATCGGCGGCAACTCCGCGCCAGACTGCAAGGCGCGCACAAGATCCGAGACGTGCGTGTCGTCCACGCGATTGCGCGGATACAGGCTGAAATCTTCCACGAGCGTCGTGAGCGGTAGCGTCTTGATTGTCGACATGATGTCTACTCCGCGACTTCGGCGACCTGAAACAAGCCCCAGCCCATGCCGGCGCTGTTCTTGCTGTCCGGCCGTCCTTCACCAATGCCCACCTGTTGCCCGACGCGCGCCATCAGGTTCGACACGTCCTGCACGGTGAACTGATCCCGATCGAAGCGAATCCGAATCTTCGCTTTCCAATCGTGATACGCCGCGCGCACCGTCACGTACGGCTGGCCCGTCTCGACACGCGCCATGTCTTCCTGCTTCGTCGGCTTGCCGAGGATCCGAATCAACGGGATCTGCGGCTCGGTCGCATCGCGCCCGTCTTCCAGCACGAAGATCGACAGCTTCGCGAGCGTCATCTTGAACCCGACGAGACGGCACGCCGAGATCATCGCGTTGCGAATCGATGCGGCGTGGAAGCCATCCCAGCCATCCACACTGCGATAGCGTGCTTCTTCGTACAGATCGTCCGTGGCTTTGGCTTCGCGATTCTTGCGACTGCTCGCGGCCTTGCCGGTCTCCATCTTCTGTTTCATCTGCTCCTTCGTCTTGGCCGAGAAGCGATGAATGACCAGCGGCGATGTACCGGTCACGGCGAATTCCGCCACCGCGAAATTCGGCGGCGGAATCGTGGCGGTCACACGGGCAACGGCGTCGGACGGAACTTCTGCGGTATTCTTGCGGGCAGCGGCCATGGCTGAACCTCCTTGGGGTTCTGGTTGTGGACGTTAGAGGCTGCCGAGTGACGCAACCACTCAGCAGCCTCGTCTTACTTTCACATACGCATTTCTGCGCCACACGTATTGTAGCGCCATTTCTCCCATCTCTAACTCGCGCGCGCCTGTAAAAATCCTCTCGATCGCAGATACGTCAGCGCCTCTGATCGCTGGATCCAGAGCACGCCGCGCGGGAGTAACTGAAACGCGCGCAGGTGGCCTTGATAGGCTTCCCGGCGAAGCGTGCGGCGTGACCAGCCGGTGATCAGCGCGAGATCCGAGAGACGGATCGGGCCGAGGGACGGATAGGCCAGCAGATCGTCGAGCGTGACGGGCCGGCGCGGGGCGATCACGACTTCCCTCCGCGTGCCCGCCGAGCTCGAGCCGGACGGCGTCGTGTGGCCTTCTTGCGCGTTGATCGGCGAAGCGGCTCCCGAAATCCAGCGATGCGCCGCATCTCAGCCAGGACGGCCTGCCGAATCTGCGCCTCAAGCTTCGGCCGCAGCTCGTCCAGGGTCTTCGCCAGGAAACCCGCGTTCGTGACCTTCACCGTCACTTATCGTCTCCCTCGTCGCCTTGAATCCGCTCGATCATCTTGCCGAGCACGTCGACAATTGCACGAGCCCCATTGTCGACATGCGTTTCGAGCCCCGACAATGGATCGATCTGCTGGAACAGCGCGCGCCGCTCGCGGTAGGTGAGGCGGCGGCCGTTACCGCGAGGCATGAGCGCTCCCGTTTTGGCAGCAGCACTTCTCGAATCCGACCGAATCATGACCAGCCTCAGCCAACGCGGCAAGGGTCTTGCGGCCATGCCACGCACGCAGTCGCCCCTGCGCATCCATGCAGCCGGTATCAGTGAGGATGCGCCGAATGTCGCGGTCGTGCCGTTCATGTAGTTGCCAGCGTTCCATCTCCTACTCCTTCCCGAGCGCGGCGAGGATCACGTCCAGCCACGCGCGATGACCGACAGTGCTAACATCCTGTTTGCTTGCGTAATCGGACGAGGCATCTTCAGCGATCTCCGCGGCGACATTCGCTTTGTGCCACGCTTCCGGTGTCAGCCGCGCCTCGATCTCGGACAGGGAGAGACGGGGTTCCAGCACTGGACGCCGCTTCTGCCCCAACACCGTGAGATAACAGCCGTCGGAGCAATACGTGCCGTTCGTCGTCATCGCGCCGCAGTGGCGACATGGCTGAGGAATCTTCATGGCTATTTCTCCGGTTCGGAGCACTTCGTCTGGTCACTCATCGCGCGCCTCGAATTGGGCAGCGCCCGCGCGCTGGACGATTGTGAAGCTCGCACGAGCATTAAGGGCCGCACACGCGCTTCTCCACATCCGAAGGACAGCGCATTCCTCAGTCGACGGATCTTGTTCGCCGCAGACGAAGCAACGTCCATTCGATGACAGCACATGCTCGTAGACAATCATCGCGGCTCGCTCGCTTTCTCCGGCTCGGTGCGCTGGACTTCGGCGACGATTTCGCGGGCGCGCTGGACGGCCCTCGCGATACGCACGTCTGTCGGCAACGAATACTTCCAACGGAAGTGCCCGTAGATCACCGCCGCCATTAGCGCCACGGTCGTATCGTAGTGTTTCGGGGTCATCGGCCGTTCCTCATTTCACGCTTCGTGACGGATTGCCAGATTGCGATGGCATTCTGGAGCCGCGTGCGGGATGGGCGCCGACTGCGCAGCGCGCGCCTGAGTTCGTCCGCAAGTAGCCGCATCGCCTCAGACCCAGGCATCGCCGCAATCGTGCGGCGGCAATCAGAGCATTGCCGGTTGTAGCTGGCCAGCAAGAGATCCGCGTCATGCTGACGAACCTTCATCGCAGCACCAGCCAGACGATGAGCGCGGTCCAGTAGATCGCGGCGGTCCCGCAGACCACGCGAAGCAGTTTCGTCGCCGAGATGGTGGGATAGTTCTCGTCGACCGCTACGCCCATTGCGAGCGGCAGCACGCACCCGACTACACCGAGAATCACGCCGAGGATCATCGCGGATCTCCCTTGGCTACCAGACGTGTCGACACTGTTAGCTCTACGATCGTCGAGCCGCCTTTGATGCCATCTTCCTTTAACGCCTCCCGCACCCAGCGCGATACGGCACCGCGCGCTCGACCAGGGGAAAGCGGTGTGGTCCAGTAGTACGCAAACGTACGCCCGTTGCGGAGAACGCCACTGGCAGAGATCGCCGTTTTCGCGGAAAGCGTCATCGCGGATCTCCCTTCGGTGGCTCCGGTGCGGCGGGTGTGAGGGCGGCACGCGCAGCCGCGATCTCGTCGGCCCAGTTCGGGCCGGTGTAAGGGACGCCGTGAACCTATGCGATCGCGCACACGTTGCTGACGTGCGGTTCGATTGCGTCGAGCTTCGCGACGAGGTTTCGCAGCGCCTCTCGCACGCGGGCGAGCGCGGCTTCGGCCTTTTCCGCACGCTCCATCTGCTGCTCCCACATCACGCGATAGCCCGCCTCACCCTCGGACTCGGCTCGCGAGCAATGCCCCGGCGCGTCCATGCGCTCGTGGCAGTTCGCGCAGTGCTGCCAGAGATCGAGTTCCTTGCGTGCCTCATCCCGTTCCGCCTCCGCCACCGTCAGCTTCGCCTCGACCAGCTTCCGCGCGGCGATCTCCGCTTCCAACGACTGGCGGAGATCATCGAGCACTTGATCCCGACGCGCGAGGATGTCGGCGCGATCGGCTTCGACCTCTCTCACGCGCCGCTCTGCCGCTGCCGCTCGACTGACCTGTTCTTGCCGTTGATCGACGAGCCGCAGGTTATCGTCACGATGCGCCTGGCGCACGTCAGATAGATCGCGCTGTAGACGAACAACCTCCTCAGTTGCGCGACGTGCAGTATCAATCGCGTGCTCGATGTTCTGCGCGCGTGTCGGCTTGTCGAGCGCCGGACGCCGGGCCATCACGCTGTCGATACGTTGGAGTTCGGCATCGACCTCTGCGAGCTTGGCGCGGAGCGCTTCGTGCGAGTCCACCAGACTGAGCACATTTCCGGCTCTGGTAACATCGTCGACTTCATCAAGCGTCAAGATCCGTGCGTCGACTTCATTGGGCGTCAGTATCCGTGCGTCCATCATCATCCTGTCCTCTGTTTCTGCAAATCCCGCAACGCCTGCAAGGCCGTGTCTCTCTGCGCGGTCACGATCTCCAGCTTGCGTCGCTGCTCGTCGTCCAACCGCCGTTGTCCTTCCGCCCGCCAGCGTTCGTCACGCTCTCGCGCGTCCAGCGTGCGCTGGAGCATGCGGATCGAATTGAGCACCATCCACGCCGTGTCGCGGATCGACTCTGGCGCATGGCGTCTCAGCCAGCGGCGGAGGCGGAGGACGCCGGTGCGATCGAGGACACGAACGGTCATCGCCGAATCTCCCGCACCTGAATCCCCGTCACCGCCTGCAAGAGCTTCATCCGCAGCCGCGCGGCGTCTGTCGTCTTGCCGCCCTTGACGTCTTCGACTACCTGCCGATCGCCTTCGACATAGGCGAAGTCCGCCGAATACTTCGAGACGAACATCCCGTTCACGTCGAGCGTCCAACTCGGATGCACACGGAGATCGCTGATCTGGCCGGCGCGCTGTAAGAGCGACAGTTCCCGGTAGCGACGCGCTTCCGCCTTGCTCGCGAAACGATGGCCATCGGCCTCCACGGGCTGCGCGTGGTACTTGTTGCGGCGTGGGGCGGGGAGACGTAGCGGCGTCATCAGTTCGCCAGCTCCAACAACATGTCTCGCCGCGCTCCGGATGTCAGCCTTTCTCGGCATCAGACACTCCATCATTGCTGAGTTCGAGCAACACGTCGGCATGGCACGGCTGATCGAGCGGGCACCAGCACGCGAGATCCTTACCGCGCAGTTCACGACGTATCGCCTCCGCATCGACGCCCACGAATCCGCCGTGAAAGGTCGTGATTTCACTCCGATACTTGCTCACGGCTTCCTCCCGGCTGCCGCAGACCATGCAATCGTCGGCATTCGGCGCGCCAATCCGGAATGGATTGCCCCACTTCGTCGGGCGCCCGACATAGATCGCACCTGCCGGCATGCGCCAGCCCTTCGACCGCCGTCGCTGGATTCTCATTGGTTTCATGCCTGCTTCCTCAGACACTCCAACAGGTCCACACGTTGCTGCCCGACTGCGCTCAAGCGATACGCCATGTAGCGTGGATGTCCCGGCACCGGTTCCCGCTCGACCTCGTGCAGTAATCGCGCGAGGGCCTTCCCTACCGTCTGCCGGTTGAGCGAGAGGCGCGCGGACAGCTCGTACTCCCGCAGTGGCCCGCGCTTGAGCGCCAGCAGGATCCGATCGTCGGTCGACTGGCCGTTCAGATGGGCGCGGGTCATGCGGGCTGCTCCTGTGCCAACAGCGGCGCTGTACTCGCAAGACGTTGACTCGCAGCCGTCGCATACTTCGGCGACAATTCGATGCCGATAAAGTCGCGGCCTTCCTCAATCGCGACGACACCAGTAGTCGCCATGCCAACAGAACGGATCGAGGACAACACCGCCGATTGGGCACGCCGACAGCACGAGTTTCCGCGCCAATTCCTTCGGCATGAGCGCGAAGTGTTCGAGATCGCGCCCTTCCGCGCCGTTCGTCGCAATGGACCACACCGAGCGCGGCAGCGAGCCCATCGCCATCTGCTCGGCCTTCGTCATCGCGTCCCATCGGGCGTTGAATCCTGCATGACGTCGCGAGTGCCCACGCTGCTTGTCGCGCGACGCCAGGATGCGGCGCTTCACGTCGCTCGGATTCTGGACACCAGCGGCGGCGTAGTTCTTTCGCGCGCGGCCGGTATATGCCTTCCGCAACTGCTCGGTCATCGCGAGCGACATGCGCTCACGGATCGGATCGACATCGAAGAAATACCGCCTCGCTTTTGACAACAGGAACACGTATTCATGCGCCGATGTCGGGCGATCCAATTGGCTCCCCGGCATCGCGTTCGGTTTGTGCCAGATCTGATCACGCCGCAGATACCATCCCGCGTCACGGAGCGCGAACGCGACCATCCACGGCACGCCGATCAAGTCTTTCGGCTTGAGTCCGGGAATTGCGCGATCGGCTGGACGCAATCCATGTCGCCGCGCCGGTTGTTTCGGATCGACGCCATGAGCCTGCCCTTTCGCCGAGCAGTAGCTATCGCCGAGATTGATCCATGCCACACCATCCGGCGCGAGCACGCGCCGCACTTCCTCGAAAATCTCCACGAGTCGCGCGACGAACTCGGATGGCGTGGTCTCTCGTCCGAGTTCGCCGTCGAAACCGCCGTAATCACGCTGCGCGTAGTACGGAGGCGATGTGATACAGCACTGCGCGGTCTCAGCCGGCAGGCCGCGAAGCACGGACAGCGCGTCTCCGCAAAGCACGCGATAGTTCACGCCGCCCTCCACGTCTCGCGCGGCCGTCCCGCCGCGATCCACTCTTTCTCCGTGTAGCCCTTGGCGTTGTAGATGCCGAAGAACACGTCGCGCTGGAACTCGACACAGTCGCGATCGAGCTGACGTTCGCACGCGCGGCAGGGGCCGCGGCCGACGATCGGATGGTTGTGCCGGCAGCAGCCGGGTTTCACGCGCGGCGTGTCCAGGCGATCCAAGGGATCGCGGCTCTGCTTGCGGGCCATCTACGCCGCCTCTCCGTGCTCACGTCGCCAAAAATCCACATGCCAAGTTCCACGCTGCTTTCGACCATCGACGGCCACACGAATCAGCATCGGGCCGCGCCCATAGCCGACTACGACGCCGGTCATTTGTCGCGGAAACTGAAGGCAAATTCGCGACGCCACTCGCTGCCCTATCTGGAATCGCCGTTGGGCGGGCGACAGTAATCCAGGCCGCGTGACAATCCCGAGCCTCCAATCCGCATCGGCACTACGACGACCACAGCGCACGCAATGCGGCACCCACATCCGGCGCGTGTTCTTGAATTTGCACGACTTGAAGCCTTTCGCGCAGGTAGGCATTTATGCCGCTCCTCGCTGCCGCTCACGGGCTGTCACAGTTGCCACCACGGTTCCTCCTGCCGACTCGAGACGAGCCGCAACGGCTCCGGCGCAGCCGCGACATCGCCCGCGAGAATCTGCCGCACGCGCCGCTGCACCCAACTCGCAATCGCCTCGTGCGTCTCTGGCGTCGGCGGCCCAAACTCGCGATACGCCTCGCTCAACACGGCCATCACCACCTGTCCCTTCATGCGCCCTTCTTTGCCTCATGGAAGTGGACGTTCGTGCATCGTCCGGCATGGATCAGTTCGCACTCGTCTCGCCAATCCATCGTCGCGATCACCTTCGGCCGGAACCGCGCGCGCCTTGCAATCAGCTTCCCCGCCTGCGAAATGAACATGCCGACGGTGTAGCCGTTTTGTCGAATCCACGGATCATCGGACGCGAAAAACGCGTCGATCAACTCGCGCACCAACATTTCCCCGTGCGACTGCCACAATCGAGACAGCAACTTCGCATCCTTTCCGCCTTGAATCACCGCGCGCACGCCCAACACTTCCTGATGCCGTTGGTCAAAATGTTGCAGTAACGCTCGCGTGGGCGCCTGCGCCACTGTTCGCCGTTCCGCCATAGGGAGCCACCGAGATACACCGCGATCTTTCCCCGCGATCTTGATCGCGAAGCCTGACTGCCACGACAACACGCTGAACCCGCCCCCGCCAGATCCCCACGTCATCCCAGGAATGAGGATCGTTGCCTCTTGCGGTCACACACGAGCGAGACTCATCGTCGACGTTCCTGCGTCGGCATCGCATTCGCGCGGGTCGTGATCGCGTCCACGTTGCCCGCTTGCCTCGTTCGCTCACGCGTTGGTGTCGAGAACCGCCGCCTTAGCGTTTGTAGCCCTCTCGCGGGCATGTCGCGCGGTCTCTATTTCAGATCGCCGAGTCCGCTCGCAGCTTGATTTCCGCGCGGCTGCGAGAAACGCGCGAAATCGTTCAGCCTTCCTCGCCTGGTTCTCGTTCACGCAACGCGACAGTCCCGCCTCCAACGCGGTCGCAGATCCAGCACCGGCCGCCTGATTTAAATTCCTCGCGATGGATACAAGCTGAAGACGGCGACCTCAATGAGGCGCGAGCGCCTCGTTGAATCGGCTGATACGTCGGTACCGCGTCGCCCAACCCTAAGAAGCGATCGACGGCTTCGCGGAGCGTTTCGATCGACGTCGCTTCGTGCCATTGGCCATGCTCGTAGGTCGTGCGCACGCGGCAGCGATCCGCCGGCACGTCTTCGCGCGGATCGTCGATGATGTGCGAGCAGACAAACAGCGCCGCACGCTTTCCACCGCGCGCGATCGCGTCTACGACGCGCACGAGTGCCATTTGCTGGCCGCGCTCCAGCGGCGCGTCCCGATGCTTCAATTCGAAGAATGCGAAGGCGTCATTGTGATAGTCGATGAGACCATCCAGGTCGGTCGGCGTGATCGTCCCGATCTTCATTCCGCGCATATCGACAATCTGTCGACGTCGATCGCGGAACCGAATCACGCCACGCTCGATCATCGGCGCACCACCGAGACGATGTAGCCGAAGGACGCGAACGCCTCCGTAAACGCCCGCGGATTCTGGCCCACGTAGACGATCGCCTGGCCTTGTAGCGGCGCGGCGCTCTCCTTCGTCGGGCTCCAGAACTTCACGCGGCCGGTCGGATGGCAGATCATTGCGGCCACCGACACGAGACGCCGAAACCACTGCGTTTCCGTCGCGTTATTGACGAGCACGATGGCCGCGTCGATATCGCCAGCCTCGGCGTGTTGCGCGACTTTCTCGCAGAACTGCGACACCAGCGGCTGTGCGTAAGGCGGATTCAGCCAGACGCGTCCTGACCATGCCTGTGACAGCCCGTCATCGTCAGCCGTGAAAATACGCGACGCTTTGACGACGCGATTCGCTTCCTCACTGCTCGCGGGATCAAGATCGATCCGGCCGAGCGCCTCGCGCGCGGCTTTGATGTAGTCGGCCGGCGTATACCATTCGTTGTTGCCGCTGTTGTGGGCGACGTGGGGCTTACTGAGGATTTCTTCAGCGCGCTCAGGTTCGCGCGCCGCCTCGACCACGGCGGCCTTGCTCGGCACGTCGCCGCGCATGACCCGTTCTTGAATGTCGGGGACGAACGGCTTCAGTTCCTCGACAGCGTCCGCGAATTGGCCGTCGCGCTCGATCGTGCGTGACGAGACGCCGTGCTGCGTCGCGAGCCGCTCGGCTGTCTCAGAGCTTCCGTCATTTTGGCGGACGCTTCCCTTCATCGCGCCCGCTTGAGCTGGAGATCTCTTCAGCCTGTTGTAGAGCCGCCCCCGGATCTCGCTCGCGGCCAGCGGCGAGAGGTTGCGGCGGCCAAGCTGATTCGTGTCGATCCAGTTAGCGGCCGCGTCTCGATCCGCAAGATCGATCTGTGTGACGCCGAATTCGAGACCATGCCGGCGGCAAATCTCATAGCGATTGTGGCCGTCAAGCAGGACGCCGTTCCATGCGACAAGCGCATCCCGGCAACCATCACGCAGCAAATTCGCTTCGAGTTGCTGACGCTCTTCTGCCGACAACGGAGGGATTAACGCCTGAAATTCGGCGTCGATCTGAAGGTCATGTACTGCTAGGCTAGACGCCGCCATTCGCGCTCCCTCACAGGTGCCTGCGTGGTCGGGCGGTGCGCGTCGGCCGCCAAGCATGGCGCGCACTGTCCGTGTTCAGTTGGTGGTTCGGAGAAGGCAGTTGAGTCGCGCCGCACGCCGCTGGTAAAGTCCCCAACAGCCGGGCCGGTGCGCTCGTCGCTGTCTTCGACGAACCGGACTCGCTCGGTCAGCGGCTGCGCGGTGTTTCCGCACCGTTCAGCCGCGCCCTTACGATACGCGCGCGTCGCGCGAAAGTCACGCAAAAAGCCGCGCAATCCACACATAATCTGCGTGCTCACGCCGCCAACTCCCGCCGCTGCTTCGCCTTCCGCCAGCGACTTTCATCAGCGGCCTCAGACATGCCGTAGGCCACGCCGGCCGTGATCATTCGGTTGGCGAGCATGCGCTGCGTCTCGTGCTCGTAGCGCCGACGCCAGGACTCACGCGGGGCGAGCGTCCACCAGCTCGACGTCGCGTCCTGGTTGCGTTCTGGGATCTGTCTGGGGATACGATCCATGTGGGCTCAGCCTTTCTGCGCCAGCACGGCGCGCGCGGCGTCGATAGCCGCGTGGAGTCTCGAGATACCCTTGTGCTCGATCTCGCGCGTGGCGTAGCAAGCCCAGCCGTTCGTCGCCTGCTTCGCCAGACTTAATGCTTCCTGAAGCCGCGCGTCAGCGGCCTCGACGCGCTCCAGCGCCTTGCTGTAGAGCTTCATCAGCGCGTCAATGTCCCTGCGATTGCGCTCAATGCACTCGGGCACCGTCTCGCCGATGTCCTCCTTAAGGAATGGGCGACACGCATCGAATTCGGTTTGCAACTGACCGAGTTCTGCGAGCGCCTCGCGATGCGAGCGACACACGTCCTGCAGCGGCATGTAGAGGCCGATCGGCACGGACGTGTCACGCGCGATGGCGTCAATCTCGTCTACGGTCAGCATGTCCATCCCTCAAATCACTCGGCCGAATCCCCCGCCGCTCGGCTCTACACGGCTGTCTTTCTGATCCGCTCCGAAGGATCGAAATGGGGTAGCCGCTCCAGGCACACGCATGGAGTCGGATGTCGTTACGGCGTCAGTTCGCTCACAAGCGGCGGACCAGCAACCTCTTTCCACTTGCGCCACAACCGCTGCTCTTCGTCCTCGGTCAGCCAGTGATTCGGTTCGCAACCGAACTCGCATGGCATCTTTCGTGAGACGCCGAACACGCGACACAAGAGCGGCCGCGCGGCATACGCGGAGCACTGGCCGTTGCGAAGGAATGAGCAGGTCAGCGTCGTGTTGTCGACCGTGAGCGGCTTCGCCTCGCCAATCTCGTCCTGCATCGCGCGCAGCTCGTTCATGCCGAGGCCAATAGGTCCGCACGAGTCCACGCATTTGCCCTGGCATTGGACGGACGGCACCATCACGTAAAGCCTCTGCAGCGCGCTCACTTCGTCCTCCGCATCGGCAGCACCTTGCCTCGCTGTTCCGTCTGATAGATCCGTCCGCTCGCGCTCTGCTGACGGGAGCGGTGATAGCCAGCCGTGGCCTTCAATTCGTCGTAGCCACTGAAACGGATCACCGGCTGCTGGATCTTCAGCGCGGGATCGCGGCGGTTCAGCCAGAGCAGGAGGAGGCGGCGGATCATGCAGCCTCCAATTTCGGCGCTTGATTCGTGTCCTCGATGAATTGCCCGCTCACGTCGAGCACATACCAGACACCAGCGCGCAGCTTGCCGTCGGAGCCATCGCCGCAGCCGATCTCGGCCGCGCGCATCTCTTGCCGCTTCTGCGACCCGTTCCACCAGGCGAGTGCGATCGCACTGTATTGACCGGCGCGCGCGCGCCCAGAGAGGCAGGTGACGGCAGCGCACGAACTCCAGCCCGTCGCCGACGCCGCGCCACTCTCGCCCGTCGCCGACGCCGCGCCCCTCCAGCCCGTCGCCGACGCCGCGCCCCTCCCGCCCGTCGCCGACGCCGCGCCACTCTCGCCCGTCGCCGACGCCGCGCCCCTCTCGCCCGTCGCCGACGCCGCGCCCCTCCAGCCCGTCGCCGACGCCGCGCCACTCCCGCCCGTCGCCGACGCCGCGCCACTCCCGCCCGTCGCACGCTCTTCGGCACACTCAGTCGCATGCGCGATCCAGGCCAGATGACCGCCGAGGATTTCCGCCCACGCGCCATACCAGTCGCCGACATACCGCACCGTGCCGCGCTTGGCTTTGACTTTGCCCTCAATCTCGACGACATCGCCAGGCGTCGCGCCGAAGACGAGCCACGTCGCATCGCGATACTCAGGCTCTTTGCCGTCGCCGAACGAAAAGCCCCACGCCCAGCCATGCAGGCCGCCGCCGCATTCCGGCTCGGGATTCCAATCTGGTGCGTGGACCGATGCCCCGACGGCCAGCGGCCACTGAAAGCCACCGTAGGACGTGCCATCCCGATTCATGCACTTCAAGATCAGCACTTCAGTGCCGCCATTCGTCCACTGATGACGCGGCGTCGTCGCTGGCGCGATCGCGCTCGAGACCACGGCCGTCGTGGATGACTCGGCGTATTTCTTCTTCGTTGCCTTCTTGGCGGCCATCTACAGTCCTCTCGCTTCACTCACGCCGATCCGCTGCTCCACGCCGATGCACTGGAACTTCCCGGTTTCTTGATCGCGCAGATACCACGCGACGACGTTGTCCATGCCGGCCGGCGTCAACGGTTCCACTTTCAGATCCCCCGCGTCGAGCTGGCCGTGGTGAACGCGACAAGCCGCAAAAAGCAGCGCGGAGATCGTCCGGTCCTCGTGCGGATTTCCCCCGATGCCGCGATGGTGCAGATGGCAGCAGTCGACGGGAATGTCCTTGTAGCGGCAGCGCGGCACGCGGCACTTATTGCCGTCGCGCACGTGCTTGACCCAGTGCATCGTCTTCTTCTCGCGCGCCTTGTGCGCCTTTCGGCGCTGAGAACGTGAGAGCGCATATTCGCCGCGGATCGGCTTGGGCGGCGCGTTGCGGACTAAATCGGTCACCACGCCCGCCCTTCCTCGATCGCCTGGCTGATGCGGCGCTCGTCCTCGGCGTTGCGCGGGAACTGGCGGACGCGGAGATCGGTTGGAAACTCTGTGATATCTCCGCCTTTGCGATCTCTCAGCGCGACGCGCTGCGGCTCCACGTAGCGAACAACCTCATCGCCAAAATCGGCGTGCGGCGTGACGTCCACCTTAGCGACCTCGCAGAACGGCTTCGCGCCGAGCTGCTTGACGAAACACGGCACGCTGCCCTGCGCGCACTGCTGGACGATTGAGCGAATCCAATTCACATCGCATTCGCGCGCGCTATGGCCACTCTCGCCGCCGACGATGATCCAGTCGAGCGGCGGAAACGGATCGCCACAGCACTGCGGCCCTTCACCGTTGAGATAGTCGCCAGCGCTCGCGTTTCCGCAGCAGGATTCGAACGTAAATTGCGACAGATCAATCGGTCCGATCAGCGGCTCAGCGCTGACGAACCGAACGGCCGCCGGCGTCTGGAGCAATAGCGGAATGCGCTCGTTGGCGCGCTGCTGATCTTCGGAGCTGACGCCAAGCCAGAGATTTACAATTGGCCAGTCGTCACCCGTGACGTCCGGCGCGTTGGCTCGCAGATCGTCAGTCGTTCGAGCGAGCGGATCGCAGCCATCATCGCCCATTGCCAACATCTCGACCCATTCATAGATCTCGGCGCGGAAGCCCTCATCGCAGAGCAGCTCACGCATGCGGTCGGCCCGTTTCGTCAGTACCTGCCACGTCACGTCGTAGCGAAGGGCCATCGCGCCAATCAGTTGCGCCAGCATCCAGCGCTCAACCCACTCGCCGAATACATCTGTCATGTCGCCGACGAACACGCGCTTGCCGCTGATCGCCTTGCTCGTCAGCATCGCGCGCAGTTCCTTTTCGTCAAGAAACGGCGTCAACGTCTTCATCGTCGCGGCGTTCCAATCGCCCGCGCGGCGCGCGCCGCCGTAGCGCGTCGACAGGTGTTCCGCATAGCAGTTTGTGCAGCCAGCACTCACTTTCTCGCAGGCCCACACGACGCGGCCATCGGCCGTCCGATACTTCAGCGGGTTGGCGCTGAAGTCGCACCATTGAATCGATGTGCGATTCACCACGCCTCCATATCCGCCGTCCGCTGGCGCTCGAACTCGGCTTCCTCGTGGAAGGTGCGCGCGCGCTCGATGTCGTCGGAACTTGCGGCGCACAAGACACAGCCGGAAAATTCGTGCGGCGGCATGTCCCGATCGCCGGGATCGAAGCCCGTGCGCCGATCCTTCTCGCGGATCTTCGCGGCGCAGTTGTCGCAATGGACGAGGTGTTTGGCGCTCATGAGGCCATCTCCAGCGGCAGCGGATCCTTGATGTCGAGCCCGAGCGTGTCGCTCGCCCACGCGCGGATCTGCTCGATGTATTCGCCGAATTGAATCTTGTTGAGCTTGGTTGTGCTGCCGCCGATCACGAGTTCGTCGACGATCTCGCCGTTACCGTCCGTCAGCGCGAGTTTCTTCGGCAGGAACTTCGCCTTGAGGATTTCGTGAATCTCATCGGGCGTGTAGCCGGTATGCTCGGAGATGGCACCGACGACGCCAGACCAATACCACGCGTTCTGCGCGAGGCTGCGCGTGGCGTGTTTCTTCTCGATCACGATCGCCAATTCGCAATCGCGGCGAGTCGCCAGAAGCTGGGCGAGCTTCCGACGGTTCACTTTGAGCCGCCCGCTCACGAGCTGCGCGTGAAGAATGATCGGCCAGTCGCTCATACGGCCTCCGCCATCACCTGCCAGCCACGCAACGCCGATTCCTTCAGCGCGACACTCTCCAGGAACAGCGCCGCGTCCTTCGCGTACTGCTCCAGCGCGGCCTGCTCGCGCGTCAACCGACACACGAACAGTTGCAGCCGTTCCGGGAAGATCGGCGAGTAGCTGACGAAGTCGATCCACTCCGCGCCGGAGACATAGAGCCCGTGTCGGCACTGATCGAGATGCTCGTCAGGCACGACACCGCCATCGAGATAGGCCAGGTGATTCGCAGGACGCGGGCACTTCACTTCCAGCAGCCCGATCCAATCGCCGATCACGCCATCCGGCGAGTAGCCCATCGGCTTGGTCGCGTGTTTGATGAAGCCCACCGGCTGCACGAGCTGGCCCGTGTGCGCTTCGTAGGCGGCGATGGCTTGCGGTTCGAGCAGGATTCCGCGCTCGGTATCGGCATTCGATCGCGCGACCTCGCAGGGCTCGCCAGTGAGTCGTTCCGCGACGAGCTCGACGCGATAGTCTCGGCGCGCGGCGGCTTCCTTGCCGTCCTTCCGCATGCTCAGCGCGTCCGCGGCGCGCGAGCCCGTCAACAAACCAGCGCGTGCTCGGTGCCACTCCTGCGACCGCTGATCGCACTCGATGACGACGAATGGGCGCTCGATCACTTCGCGCCTCCCGATCGTCTGACCTTGCTCGCAGCGTCCTTCAGGCGCGCCCACAGACTCGTGTCATGCTTGAGCAAATACGCCGCGTATGGCTTGAGCGTCTTGTCGGCGTTCGCCGTGTTGAACATGGCCGTCAACGCCGGCAGACCTTCGCGCGATTTTTCCGTCAGGGTTTCCAGCCAATCGGGATAACCGTCCGGCATGCTTGGAGCTTCGGCGCGCCGCGCGTCATCGTCCATGTCGCGCGTCACGACGTTCAGCAGATCGTTCGTCGTGTAGCGTCGGCCGTAGGAGATCGCCGAGCCAAGGCCCTGGATCGCGTTCTTGTTGCCGGACGAGTCTGCCGATGAGATGAACTCAGAGGTCCGCTCATGTCCGGCCTTGTGCGCCAGGATGCCGATCACCTTGACGATGCTCTTGTCCGGCCACTCGGTTCGGTGCGAGAGACTGAATCCGTATTTCGCCAGGATCGGCCGCACCTGTTCGACGATGTCCTCCAGCGGCGCATAGCGGCCGTTATTCGTCTGCTTCCGCTCGACGATGACCGGCATGGCGTGTTGCATCGCAGCAAAGGCCTCGTCGAATTCGGCCTTGGCCGCGTTGGCCTGGACGCGCTCGTGGAGCTCGATGATCTTTTCGAGCTTCTCGACTGGCACGTCCGGATTGAACGCCAGCGCATGGAGCGCGGCAGCGAGATCGTTGCGAGGCGTGCCGTCTTGTGGGACAAGATTCGCCTCGACGACCGGCGTGAGCGGCAGCGTGGCGCTCATCGCGCACCAGCCGTTTCCCGCTCGGCCACGGCCTTGCCGAGCGCCTGGATCGTCAACTCCTGCTGCTTCACCAGCTCCCGCAGCCGGACGATCTCGGCCTCGTAGTACTGCGTCACGGGGCGATGGGACAGGCTCTTGAGGATGGCGGCCATCGCGTTGAGCGCCACGTCTCGATGCCCCTGGGCCAGATCGCCACGGAAGAAGCCGCGCGCCTCGAAGTGATCGCGCGCATACCGTTCCGCGTCATCCACCAGATCGCGGAAGGCGCACGCGGCCTTCGCGTCGATCGCAATGTCGGGCTCCGGTGGTGCTAGAATCTGAATTGGCAACATTTCGGGTTCTCCTTTGGGGCCGCTGCGTCAACAGCGGCCCTTTCTTCGTTTGGTTACGAAAACCCTCCGACCAGGCAATCCCACGTGCCGGCTCCGTGCTTCACCGTGCCCATGCCGAGCTGGTGGCGCAGCAAGCCATTGGGGCCGTCCTGTGAGTGATTTCTGGCATGGAACACTGCGATCGATTCGTAGCCGAGCGGCGTTGATTTGTTGCCACGGTCAAATGACCGCTCCGTGATGATGCGAAGCATCTCGACCTTGCTCACGCTCGCCCCGTATTCGTCGACGATGTGCTTCGCTTCCCACTCACGCACCCAATCGTCCAGATCACGGATGCCGCGGTCGGGATAGATATGGAGCCCAAAGCACCAGCCGGCCGACGACTTGCCGATATGCATCGGTTCGTCCTTCCTGCCGCAGGCCGTGCAGGCGTCTGACTCGGCGTAATAGTTCGTGCCCATGACTCCCTTTCGCTTTTCAATTCACGGACGATGGCCGACCTCGACAATCGGCTCTAGCCCTGGCAGTAGCGGGTTCGCTGTACTTCGGCTGGCCACACTCGGCGCGAGATTCCGTGGCCTATCTAGTGCGCCGCCCATTGCGGTCGTTGGGCTCCCGGTGAGAGCACCGGTGACTTACCAGCCGACGCCTGCCTGTCGTCGGCCCTCCGCATTTGCTCGTCCGCCGCGTGTCCTTCCACGCCGCATCGCCCGTGAACCTTGATGGCGGGCTCAGTCGTCTTGCCCGCTGCAACTCAGTGCCGGTCTTTCCCGGCTGCCATGTCGCTCAGTTGTGGGACTCCTGAGCAGGAGCGACAAATGCCCGCGTTACTGACCGGTTCCCACTTCTAGGCAGTCCTTGCACCGCGCCTTGGACTGCCATCGCCGCTATATCCCGTCGGCCATCGCGTGATGGAGCGCAACGAGCGGCGCGGCGGCGTGAACTCAATCTCAAAGTGGCCGTTTCTCTCCCACGGCCAAAGTCACGTCTGGTTCCCGCCTACTCCAATTCAGATCGAAGCGGTGAGGCCGACGTTCGCCTCGACTAGATCAGTTCTCGTCGTCCGCATCGTCATCGCCGTCGGCATCGACCGGCGATTCGAGCAGCGGCAACACCTTGCCTTCGCGCACTGCTGAGCGCAGCGCGGTGACGGCCTTCTCGCGCAGTTCGCGCTCGGATTTCAGATCTGCCTTGAGTTCGCCGATCCGGTCGTCGCACCGCTGGATCGACACTTCGATCTCGCGCAGGTTGCTCACGTAGTCGCTCGGCGTGTCGATCGCGCCCGTGCGCTGATCGAGCACGGCTTCGTTCGTCTTCGTCCGATTGATTTGCAGTGACATCCCGTCCTCACTGTTCGCTTGCGATCTCAGTGATCCGATCCCTGATTTGCGCGTTGCGCGTTGCGTTGTGCTTGACTGCTGCCCACGCGACAAACGCCGGGCTCTCTGACACAGCAACGCCAAGCCCAAGCCGAAAGGCTGCAGAAATATCTGCCGAACTAATGCCGCCGCCGTTCTTCACAAGCGCGACCAGCTCATCAAACCGATGGTCAAACGCCGCCCATCTCGACAGCCATTCGTCAGGACATTCAATCTGCATAGGTCGCTACCACTCGTTGATCGCCCGCCCGTGCGCCTCGCCCTGGCGGTGATGTCGCAGTGTCAGATGCCGCTCCACCGTGGCCATGTCGTGCGCGTCGGCCAGGGCTTGGACGGCGTGCTCCAGGCTCACGCGGGTTTCGCCGACGAGGATCGAGGGCGCGGGTGTCTCCGCGCTGGCGTCGATCGCGTGGCCGACGGATTGGCGTTCCAGCTCGGACACGCGCGCCTTAAGCAGCGTGATGGCACTATTCGAGCAATCCCGCTCCACTTTCAGAACAGCGATCTCTGCTTCCAGCCGAGTCGTGCGTCGTCCGAACATCGCTACGGCCTCCCCTGCCGGTGAATCGCTTCCGTCGCCTCTCGCAGATTCGCCAGCGGGAAGCACGCGCCGTCTGGCCCGTCGCAGATCCGCCAGTCGCCGGCGAGCGCGCGGCTGATCTCCAGCGTGCGCGTCGCGTCGTGGCGCTCGACGAACAGCGCGGAATCGATCAGCGCCATCGTCGCCAGCACGCCGCAGAGCGCGCCGAAGAGCGCCACCATGACGAAGTCGATCAGCGGTCGACGAGTCGCCATCAATGCACCCGCTCCGTCCGATCCGCGTCCGCGATCACGATGTCCGCGTCCGGATCGATGCCGCTCGCCTGTCGATGTGCCTCAGCCCAGCGCACGAGCTCGCAGAGTTCCGCCCATGCGCCGTTGATGGCGCGCAGCATCCGCATCGCCTCGGCCCGATGGCGCGTGAGCACGCGCGTCTCGAGATACAGCACGCCTGCCGCAAGCCAGCCGAGCGCGGCGAGAGAGCCGAGCCAGAACGCCAGCGTCACGCGGCCTCCGTCGGGTTCGTCGCACGCGTGTGCGCTTTGCACACGTAGCCGCGTGCCTCGTCCCAGCCCATCTCATGCAGCGTGCCCATCTGGCCGCAGTTGGCATGCGCGCAGAGGATGCGCGTCTCCAGGATCTGGTGCGTCTCGTAGTCCGGGATGTCCAGATCCGGCGTGCGGCGGAAGTCCACGACGTTCACCGGCCGCACGTGCTGCGACTCCCGCGCGTCGGCCAGCGCACCGTAGACGGCCCACGCGCCGCCGGAGGCGACGATGCTCAGGAAGGCGAGCGCGATCTGGTCCGCCAAGAGCAGCGGCACAGACAGGGCGATGCCGAGCACGCTCACCGCCACGCAGATCACTTCCGGCCAGGTCATCCGGTGCATGTCCCATCCCCTTTCGTGTCAGCCAGCGATGCGTCTGTCGAGCGCCCGTTCGATGTCGTCCTTGTGGATCAGCACGGCCCGTCCACGCTTCTTCACCGGCACGTGATGCCGGCGCAGCCACATATGGAGCGCCATCAACTTCGGCGTGCCATCCTTGTTCACGAAGCGCAAGTACTCGGCGGCTTCGGCGGTGTTGAGGTAGGGCGAGATCATGCCGGCCTCCGCGCGTCGAATTCGATCGTCGTGCTGATGCGCGCGCTCTCGTCGAGGCCCGCGAGCGACACGACGAGCGGCCGGCGCAGCGCATCCACCGCGAGCAGCCGATCCAGGTGCGGCCGGCGCTCGCCCGAGAGCCATTTGCCGAACTCGGCCGCGTCGACGCCGACGCTGGCCGCCGCTTCCTTGTGGCTCCAGCCGACGATCGCGACCGCGCGGGCGATCGACTGCCCCACGGCCCGCAACCAATCCATGTCCACGGAATGGACAGCGGCCTTCGCTACGACGGGACGGCCGATGTCCAGCGAAACGAGATGCGGACGATCGGTCGCGCGGCGGAGCATCTCAGCCATGGATCGCCTCACGCCCCGAGCGGCGCTCGACGCCGAACAGTGCCGCCAGCAGAACGACGCCCTGCGCCACGCCCTCGCCGAGGTCCGCCAAGCCCGCCAGCGCGTCCGGCAGGCCGAGGCCCGCGTCCGACGGCTGCTGCTCGCCTGCGGGTACGTGGTGGAGGAAAGAAAGAAGGATGCGCATGGCTAGCTCGCCCTCCGACCAGGAAGCGGAAACAACGTTTCCGCGCTCACGCCCTTCAGTCCGGCCGATTGCAACGCGCGCACGATACGGCCCACGTTTGCCCACGACGGGTTTTGCGTGCGACCAGATTCGAGGTCATGGATGCTGCCGCTCGGGAGACCGGCGGCGCGATCGAGTTGCGATTGCGTCAGGCCGGCTAGCTCTCTCGCCTGTTGAAGTGCTGTGTCTGCCACGGCCGAAAGTATCGGACAAAGCCGACACAAAGTCAATAGGCAAAGGCCGATATTTTCTAGCCACGCAAAATCATGTCGGCTTATGCCTATAAGTCTCTTGGAATCAGCGCTTTACTGTCTTGATAACGTTCCGATGCTCGTCCAAAATCGCCCTGCGATGGAACTCGGCAAGGAAATCAGGGCCAGAAGAAAGGCTGTCGGCTGGAAGCGACAAGATGCTCTAGCCAAGGCCGCTGGAGTTGCAACCGAGACGGTCCATCGAGTAGAAAATGACCTCAACGTTCACACCGACAAGCTCGACGCGATCATCCGGGCGCTAGTCAAGCGCGAGGGCGAAAAGGGAATCGCAAGAAGGGCGACTGACCAGTCCCGTCACACTGGTACCGGACAACCTGTCATCGCTGAAGACGAAGCGGAAGAGTTCGATCGCGATATTTCGCGCGGCTACAAGAAGCACGATGTCCCCGTCATCGGCGATGCGGAGGCATCGACCAACGGCTTTATCGCCTGGGATGGTGAGGGGCTTGTGCGTGCTGAGATTACCGAATGGGTGAGCCGATCGTTTGCGGACGGAGATCCGCGCGCGTACGCGTTGCGGGTCAGGGGTGATTCAATGGTGCCGCGATATTTTCCGGGCGAAGTCATCGTCACGCAGCCGAGAGAGATCTGTCGAGATGGCGACTACGCGGTAGCGATTCTCAAGTCAGGAGAACGTCTCGTGAAGCGCGTGTTTCGGCATGCTGACGGCTGGCTCCTGCATTCCGAAAATCCGCTATACCCAGACCGACAAGTCGCAGACGATGACGTCTTGATGCTTCACCGAATCAGGCACAGCATCGCGGCGCGCTAGCTCAACACAAGGGGAATCGACCGTGAAGCGAATCCTCCCATTCATCGCTGCCTGCCTTCTTGCACCGTCGTTCGCAAGCGCCCAAAAGCGCGAGCCGCTTCCGATCTATGTCTACGTCGGCGCTGCCGAACAGGCCGTCTCAGAAGAAGGCTTCGTCGACTCATCGAACAAATGGATCGACGATTCCGTGGCGGACCTCAAGAAGCAACTTGATGGGCGGATGTTCCATCCAAACAAGGGATTTCCTGGATCACTTGAGGTCTACCACGTTGTAGCGTCGCCAGACGATGCTGATGTCTCGGCTATCATCGCGGCGCGAGGCATATCCGCAGCAACGTACGGCCAGCGGACAACGCTTCGCGTCTATCAAGGAGCGGTACTTGTCGATACGGTTCCAGATGTCGGCGTCACGCGATGGGTTTCGATGGTGATCTCAGTTGGTAACTACCGCAAGGAGATCACCGCGTGGTGGGCCAATCAATCGCGCTTCAGCGCTGGGGCATGGACGGAAAACGCCAAGCGTCTCGCACTCGGGCTGGCGGAGTGGGTCATGGCGAATGAGGCCAGAATTCAATCGAGGCACAAGGCGAGCGTCGAGATGGCTGCGCCGAATGCTGCGGATCGGCCGAGCCCAGCAATGGACCATAAATAGGCCACTATCGAACTACTCCCCAGCAAGACAGGACAAGAGACCCGTGATTCGCAGAGCCCTCCCGCTAATAGACCGCGCGGTGCGCGCATGAAGAAGTGCCCGTACTGCGCCGAAGAGATCCAGGATGAAGCGATCGTCTGCCGATTCTGCAACCGCGCCGTTGGCGGCGAATCGGCGCCGCCGCCGCTGATGAGCGCGTCGCCGCCAGCCCGGCCACTGCCGTCTCCCGGCGTGGCGGCCGTGCTCTCATTCTTCATTCCGGGCCTCGGGCAGATCTACAAGGGCAAGGTCGGTGCCGGCATCGCCTGGCTGATCTGCACGATCGCTGGCTATGCTCTCTGGATTCTGCCGGGACTCATATTGCACATTGCGTGCGTCGTATCCGCCGCGTCGACATGGTCGGCGCGACCGGCGACATCAGCGCAGCCTGCGCCGCCGCCACGTGCGCGAACACCGGAAGAACTCGCCCAAGCTAGGCGCCACACCAAGATCGCGTTTGGCCTGCTCGGACTTATCGCGATCCTCTGCGCGGTAGCGGTCTTCCTCTATCCACCATTCGACTCATCGCCGAGCTCGTCGACTGGCCCGCGCGCCGAAACGAACGTGCGCGTCACGGCCGTCGATGTCTATCGCACCTACGACGCCAATGAACGCGATGCCGACGCGCATTATCGCGGCCATCGTTTCACGATCAGCGGCGCCGTTGATGATAGCGGCGTGGATGCGACTGGCGCGCCGTATCTGTCGCTCCGCACGCTCAGCCCGCGCGGCCGTTTGCGTCTCTCGTTCAACAGTGATCATGCGGTCGCGGTGGCGAGCGCCGCACGCAGCGGAGACGTACTGGCGGACTGCACGATCGACGGCCGATCGAAAGACGGAATGACCGTGCTCGCGACGAACTGCGAGATCGCGCGGTGAGGAATCGCCGCGCCATCATCGCAATCGCCTGCCTCGCGCTTGCCTGCGTCTCGCTCCGCGCGCAATCGCTGACGGGCCGTGTCGTGGCGATCGCCGACGGCGACACGATCACCGTGCTCGACGTCGCGCACGCGCAGCACAAGATCCGCCTGAACGGCATCGACGCGCCGGAGAAGACGCAGCCGTTCGCGAACGTGTCGAAATCCCACCTGTCCGATCTGGTGTTCGGCCGAGACGTGACGGTTGTCGGGAAGAAGCTCGATCGCTACGGGCGACTCGTGGGCACGGTCTACGTGGGCGGGACGAACGCGAATCTCGAGCAGCTCCGCGCGGGCCTCGCGTGGTTCTACCGGCAGTACGCGTCGGACGTCGCGCCGGCGGATCGACCGGCCTACGAGGCCGCAGAGGCGGCGGCGCGCACGGCACACCGTGGCCTCTGGCGCGATCCGTCCCCGCTCGCGCCGTGGCTGTTCCGCCATCCAGAGCAAGCCGCAACGACTCAGCCGCGCGCGCTCGTTGCCGGCACGGGCCCGATCATCGGCAATCGCAATTCGCGCATCTACCACGCGCCGGGCTGTCGGGACTACGACCGCGTGGCCGAGCGGAACCGCGTCTATTTCCAGACACCGGCCGAGGCCGAAGCCGCCGGCTATCGCATGGCGAAGAACTGTGGCTGATGCTGCGTCTCCGTCCCTGCCCCACCTGTGGCCGCGTGACGAGCCGCGAGACGTGCCCGCACTGTCAGTCCGTCGTGACGACGCGCGCCACGCTCAGCGCCGCCCAGCAGGGCCAACGGGTGACGTATCCGCTGGCCGCGCTGCGACAGCTCGAGCCGGGCGAACGGCGCGCGCTCAGCCGGGCGATCGATCGGCGGAATGTCGACGCGCAGATGCGGGCGGAATCGGACGCGGCGCTGGAGGAGACGGAACGCGGGTTGCGCGAGGACGAGTGAGCAACGCGAAACTGAAGGGCATCAGACGGACGGCGACGGGCTTCCAGGTCTTCGCTCGCGTCAACGGCAAGTTCAAGAGCCGCCGATTCCCCGCGGATACGAGTGAGACGAAGCTAATTGAAGCGCGCGAGCGGCTGCGCGCCGAGGAACTGTATGGTGTGCCGCCGCCGGAAGGCAGCGAAGATGGCTTCGCGGCCGACGCGCGCGCCTACAAGAGGCTGACGGCTGGCATGCGGACGGCCGCCGATCGGCACTACCGGATCGATCAGTGGACGCAGCGGTTTGGCCATCGCCTGCGCAGCGCGATCACCGCAAAAGACATCCGCCAGATCCTCGAGGATTGGCGCCTGCGCGGCCATCACAACGGCGGGCCGCTCGCGCCGGCGAGCCTCAATCTGCGACGCACGGCGCTGATGCACCTCTACACCGTGCTCGACGGCAAGTCCGCGAAGAACATCGTCCGCGACGTGCCGCCCTACGATGAACGCTACAGCGCGCAGGTGCGCGCGGAATCGATGCTCACCTGCGCGCGGGTCGTGCGACGGCTGCGCCCATGGGGCAAGATGCGGGTCATCGCGCACACGCTGCTCTGGACGGGCTGGCCTGCCGAACTCCTGCGCGGCGTGAATCCGCAGAAGGATATCGACTGGACGCGCGCGCGCGTCAGGCTCGGCCGGAGAAAGAAGGGCAAAGGGATGCCGCCGGCGTGGGTGCCCGTGCTGCCGATCGCGCTGCGCTGTCTGCGTCTGATGGCCAAGCGCAAGTTGTTCGGCCCATTCTCGAATAGCTCGCTCCATTCAGCGATCGCACGCGCCGTCGAGAGCGAGAACGCCTGGCGTGCGTCGCGCAAGATCGATCCGATCGCCGACGGCTTCAATCCCTATGCCCTGCGACACAGCTTCGCGACATGGGCCGCGTCGAGAATCAAGGACGATCGCGCGCTGAAGGAGCTGCTGCGGACGAACAGTATCCGCCGCTATACCGAGGGTGCCGTCGCGGATCGACTTGAGGCCGCGCGCGCGCAATTGCTCGCAGAGGTGTCAGGCAGGCCAAATGAGTTGCCAGAGCGCAAAATTCCTAACAAAACATAGCGATTCTTTCGCCTTCACACGGCGGGGGTCAGTGGTTCGAGTCCACTAGCGCCCACCAACCTTTTTCCTAGCAAATTCACGAAAAGCAAGGCCGCGCGCACAGAGAATCGCGCGTTCGTGGCAACTGCGGAAATGCTAGCGATTTAACGCGAGATAACGCGCAGAGTTGCCGCGGCAACTGCCCATGATCACCCTCGATCCCCGCCCCGGCGAATCCCTCTCGGCCTCTGGAGCGGGCCATCGCCGATCCATAGCGGCCCTTGACGGCCGTGCTAGGCCACGGGCAGGGGCGGATCGCGATCGTCACGGCGCGGTCGACGGGGGAGGCGGTGCGGCGGGAATGGCGAAATCACTAGCAATTCGAGCGAAAATAACCATTGACACGTGTCTATCTCTCCGCGTAGACTGTCTTCATTGAGGCCGGACACCACCGGCCAGGAGGACAGAGATGGCCCGCTACAAGATCACAGAGCAGATGAAGACTGGTCCCGAGCATATCGTGTATGCCGTCCCAGTCGGCACGTCCGAGGCGGACGCGATCGTCATCGCGCGTCAGATGCGTGAGGACCTGTATGGCATCGTCCGCCTGAGAGAAGCCGGAGAGGTTTCACCGGATACACGCGCGGCCATGGACGCGCTCACGGGCGCCGACCGCGAGGCCACATCACCAGCGATGGCCACTCTGCTCGTCAGGGCTGCGGCCGAGAGCGCCGGTCGAGTCGTCCTGACCATCCGATAGACTCGCGACCGGCAGGAGGACGCACTCGATGACACTACGACTCAGGCTGTCTGACGGTCGCCGCTTCTCGATCGAGATGATCGCGCGCGACGCGAAGAGCTTCCGATCGGCCGTCCTCGATGTCTGGCAGCGCGTGCCGCGAGGCGAGGCGGGTGCGCTGCATCTGCATGTCCACACACTCGATCCGTCACTCGGCGATCAGTGGTACTGGGTCGATGAGCAGGCTCGCCCACGTGGCGACGCGGGGATCTATATCCGGCGACCTGGGTTTATTTCGCAGGACCAGGCTCGTCTGGCATGGGCCGCCGCACTGCGCACGGAGCGTGTCATGTCGAGCCGCGGTCGCGAGCTGAAGGCGCTCGCGGCCTTGGTCACAGACCTGCCCGATCTCAGTCCACGATGAGCCCCTTCAAGGACTACCTCACGATCACGCAAGCCGCGCATGAGCTACGAGCCAGCCGCCAGCGCGTGCATCAGCTTATCGCGGATCTGGAGTCGCCCGATCGGCTGGACGTGCATGCGCGGCTGACGCTGATCAGTCGGCGCGCGGTCGATCGCTTGAGAAATCGGAAGCCCGGCCGGCCTGTCGGCTGGCGGAAGAAGAAGACTACGCGCTGATTTACGCCTCCGCGATCCGGATCGTGATCGATCGGTCATCCTCCTGCGGGATGGCCTCGTCGGTCTCGATGTGGCATGTGATGACGTACTTCTTGCCCGTGGTCCCGCCGGCGGCGCGGAAGCGGACCTGCACGCTGCGGCCGTCCACGTCGACGATGGCGTCCTGATCGATCGTCAGGTCCGTGCCGTCCGAACGCGTCGAATCGAGCGTCACGGTGGCGCTCGCAATCTGCGCCTCGGCCCCAAGCCAGTCGGACCAGTCGAAGACGCGGACGATCGCCGCGTCAGGATCCTGCACCAGTGTGGCGCCGGGCGGAACCGTGATGTCGCTCATGATGACTCCTCAGAGACGCGGATCGTGCGGATGATATCGGGCACCAGCACGGTGCGCTCGATGGCCGCGACGGCGATCGTGCGGGCGATCGCTGGAATGGCGATCGTCGCGTGCGGTGCTGGCTCGATCGGAGGCAGGCTCGCGCCATCGAAATCAACCGCAGCCTGAATCTGACCAGCCGCGCTCGCCCGAGCAGCGCCGAGTGCGAGACATGATGTCGTCGACACGATCGTGCCGCTGGCACTGACGCGTCCGTCTCCAGTGCCACTCCACGCCGTCGTGACGGCACACGCGCCACTGCCACCGTGGATGGGCTGCGACGCTGCCGAGAACGTGCTCGATATCCCGATGCTGCCAACAGCCGCCGCGATCGAGCGCCCAACGCCGGCGACATCCACCGACGCATCAATCGCACCGACCGCTGGCGTCGCGCTGCTCGAACTCCCGGCCACGCTCGTCGAGCACGTGATCGCGCCAGCGGCGTCGGCGCGCGCCGCCCCGACGCCAGCGAAGGCGATCGTCGCTGCGATCGTGCCTGACGCCACGCCTGGCTGTGAGACAGCCTCGAATGCGACCTCGCTCGCGATCGTGCCTGCCGCGTCCGCGCGAGCCGCGCCACCGGCCGCCAATCCCACGGCTGCCGCAAGATTGCCGGCACTTGCCTTCGTGGCCTGCGTCGATCCCGCGAGAGCGACCTGAACCGAGAGTCCGCCGGCGGCATCCGCGCGCGGCGCCGCGACGCCGGCTAGCGCGACGGCGATCGACACGCCACCCGCGGCAGGCGTCGTGCTCGAGGCGGCGCCAGCGATCGCCGTCGACACGGATACGGTGCCGGCGCTCGCTGCCGTGGCCGTGGCTGGCGCCGCGAGCGATGCCGACACCACGATCGCGCCAACGGCGGCCGCAATCGACGCGGCCGCGCCGGCAAACGTCGTCGTTGACGCGATCGATCCGTCAGCCGCTTGCGGCGATGACCCGCCGCCAAACAGCAGCAGGAGGCTCATGGACTAGTCGAACGTGATCGTCGTGCCAGTCGTGAGACGCGGTGTCACGCCCGTCGCCACCGCGATGTTCGGCGTGATCGCGCCCGATCCGATCAGCTTCGTGCCGCCGCTCGATGCGACGCCGATCCCGAAATGCGTGATCGTCTCACTGCCTGATGACGCCTGCGGAAAATCGACATTGGCCGTGAGTGTCACACTGGGGCCGCTGACGGTGAATCCGTCCGAATCGCGATCGACCGCGACGCGCGCATAGTCGCCGTACGTCGCTTCGTTCGTATTCTGCACGCCTGACTCGCCAGGATCGCTCGTGTGAAGCGACAAGTACAGCGACCCGAGCGGTGACGACGCGGCGTTGTCGGCGATATTCGCGATCGCCGCGCCGTTGAAGATCAGTTTCGCCAAATCATTTTCGAACGTGTTTCCCAGACTCATGGTGATCCTCTCCCTAGATCAAAGACATGACCGCCTGGCGCACCAGATCCGCGATGATCGAATTGGCCAAGCTCGTGTAGTGCAGCCCATCGGCCGCGTAGTACGTCGTGTCGCCGGGATTGTCGAGTGCCGAATTTGCTTGGCAGTCCGCGAGCGCATCGAAATCCGTCCCGACGCCAGCGCGGATCAGCGCATTCAGCGCATCGATCTGCGTCTGCTGCGGGCCGGTCGCCGTCGCAATCGTCCCGAAGGTGTGCTGGATCGTCTCAAACCCAAGCGTGCGCGCCTGACTGTGCAGCGACTGGATATGGCCGTACGTGTCTGTCGCATTCGCCCCGTTGAAGAACACGTCGGCGCTGCCCGCTTCGCACACGTAGAGATTGATCGGCTGCGCGCTGTCGTACAGCGCTGGGCCGTAGGTCGAGAATCCGGCGTCCATGTCCGCGACCTGCGCGCCGCCGATGCCCATATTCCACACCCGCCACTGACGGCCGAGGCGATTGCCGAGATGCCACGGGTAGCTCTGCAGATATTCCGCCTCGGTCCCGTAGGTGCGGCTGTCGCCATCGCACACGAGATTCGCGCGCGCGCGCTGCGGTGTGCCGAAGCTGGCGTTAAGCGCCGCGCGCACGGCGGCTTCGTTTGTGCTGCTGATCGCGGAATTGAAGACGACGGTCGCGAACACATCGAACGCGCCGAACACGTTCGCCCCATCCGCGTTACCGCCGACGTTGAACGTCGTCGCGGTCCCAGTGGCCATCGGCGTGCCCGTGACATTACTCACGCCGTCCTTGTAGCCGGTGACGGCGCTGGCGCTGCAGACAAGGCCGAGGATCGTTGGCACCGCGAGCGCGCCGGACGACGAGACGACCGACGGCGTGCCGGTGTTGTCGATGGCCACGATCTGCGCGCCGATCAGCGGGCCAGCCGTGACGAGTTCAAATTCCACGGTCGCGCCGGCGTTGCCGTAGAAATACGTCGAGTAATTGATCGATCCTTTCGGTCGCACGACGGACAGCACGGACACGGCGCGCGCGGAGAGCGAGACCGATCCGACCGAGAGATTCTTCTCGACGAGTCCGTCCGCGTTGCCGTCGATGCAGATTGGGCAGAGCCCATCGACGGCATTCGCGAGGCTGATCGCGGGTTGCGTCGCCGCCGTCCCCTGCGTCAGATGCCTGCCGTTGCCGCTCTGGTCGTACCACGTCGCGACCGTGCCCGCGCCCGATCCGAGAAAGGCCCGGACCTCATCCATGCTCAGCGCATTGTTCTTCCAGCCGATCTGTCGCGTCGCGCCGTCTGACGTGCGTCGTACCTGACAGCACGGGCCCGTGTAGCCGTAGGCGCGCACGACGGAATAGAGCGCGTACGGCGCGAGCGGCAACATCAGCGGCGCGCGCTGCGTCTGGCCGAGCACGAATCGCTGGTGAGTCGGCACTAGTTGATGACCTCGGCGGTGAGCGTGAACGTCTGGCCAGACGACGGCGTGAAGGCCGTCAGCAGCTCGAGACTCCAGTAGATCGACTGGCCCGATCCGAGGCGGAACAGCACGTCGCTGCCGACGACCGGCACAGCGACGCCGACGGCGCCGTCGCTCATCTGCGCGAGCGTCACGGTGAACGCGCCGAGGTAATTCGCCGCGCCCGTCGCGACCGCGTATGCGCCGTTGTCGCCATTGCTGAATGTCGGCGCCGACGCCCAGAGATGCACGTTCATCGCGACCGAGCCCATGCCGGACGTCTTGTTCGTTGCGAGGCGCAGTCGTCGGATGATTCCGCCGCCGGCCGAGAACGCCGCAGCCGTGAAGCTCGGCACGGTGATCGATCCGGCCGTCGTGCTCGACGCAATCAGATCGCCGATCGCGTAGGCCGTCGTATTCGATGGTCGCGTGAGCGTCGACGTGGGATTCGCGATCGTGTCAGCCAGCACGACGCGCTGGGTGTCCGTGCCGGAGGCTCCGACGCCGGCGGCCGGATCGACGCCAGTGCCATCAGCGCCGAGTACGGCCTTGACGCGCTGAACGAGCACGCCACCGCCGACGTCGTCAGCCGCAACCGTCGCACCAGATCCCGGGGTTATGGCTACGTTATCGCTCATCTCGATCTCCTACTGACACGCGCCCGTCGTCGTGCGCGTCTCGGTGAGTGGCGGCGTCGATCCGCCATTCTGCGCTGGCGTGATGACCGAGCGCGTGTGCGTCTCGACGCGCGTCTCGGTGCAGGTCGTCGTCTGCCAGTCGGACCACGCACTGACGACCGCATCCACCGGCGTCGCTGGCGGCGGAGGCGGCGTCGATCCGCCGGCGCGGTAGACGCGCACGTAATCGAGCTGCAGCGTCTGCGGCAGCGCGGCGCCGCAGGAGTTCCCCGGCCACGAGCCGCCGCACGAGAGATTCGCGTAGAGCTGCATCGGGATCGACGTCACGTCGCTGCCCGTGTGGCTCTTCGTCACGCGATCGTCGATGAGCCATCGGATCTGATTCGCTGTCCACTCGATCGCGTAGACGTGCCAGTCCGAGGGCGTCGGCATCGACGTGCCGCCGCTGTCCTGCTGGTGATTCTGCTCGGTGCCCCAGTGGTACGTCTGATAGACCGTGTGCTGGTCCTCGACGGTCTCGAGTACGTCGATCTCCGGCGGCCACTGATTCGTCGGATAGAGCCAGAGCGCCGGCCAAATCCCATCGCCGCCGGCGGGCATCTTCGCGCGGAACTCGACGCGCATCCCCGGCGAGACGCGGAACTTCGTCCCCGTCTTGACGGCACCCGACGTGTAGCTGAAGCCCGATCGGCTCTGCCGCTGCAGCGTGAGCACGAGCGATCCGCCGCTGACGCGGACATTCGCGGCCATGTAGCACTGCAGTTCGTTGTTCCGCTTGTCGCCGCAGTTGGTGACGGCCGTCCACTTCGACGTGTCGAGCGCCGTGCCGTCGAACTCGTCGGTCCACGCGAGCGTCCAGCCGGCCGGCGCGCTCGGCGGCGGCTGGGGCGGCGGTGTCGGCTCCGGCTCCGGCTGCGGCTGAGGTTCCGGCGTCGGCTCCGGGACCGGCGTCGGCGGCGGCGTCTGCGTCGATCCGGCCACGCTCAGCACATGGACGAGCGGATAGCCGTCGCTGTCGCCGTACTGCCCCGTCAGGAAGATCCGCCCAGTCGCCGCATCGTAGGCCGCGCCCATGATCCCGCGATTCGCCGACTCGAACGGCAGGTCGAACGTCCAGGTCGTGTACGGCAAGACCTCCCACGGCTGCTTGCGGCCCTGCTTGACGGCCACCAGGTCGTTCGCGTCGTAGGCCCAGACGCGTGACACGTAGGGATACCCGTGGTTGCCCTTCGACGTGTTGACCGGGTCGTAGCACCAGACGACGCCGTCGGCGGCCTTCTTCCCGACCAGCGACCGATCGGCCGTGCCGCCGCCGTAGCAGCTCGACGTGCCGTCGACGCCGAAGAAGAGGATCGACGCGGTGCCCGACGGGAAAACGGCGCCACGGATGAGCGTGGACATCGTGTAGAGGCTCGTCGGCGCCTCGGGCTTGCCGAGCGTCGCGTGGTCGAGCGGATAGCCGAGGACCATCGTCCCGGACTGCGCGTCGCGTGCCGGGTCGAACGTCGTCACCGTCGGCCCGACGCTCGTCCGGCCGATCACCGACAGGCAGCACACGCCGGTGAGCGCGGGCGCGCCAAGCGCCGATTGCCACTCCGCGGGGATCGGCAGCATCCAGCCGGCCGTGAAGCCCGCGTTGCCCACCAGGAATGGCCCTGTGACCGCACCGCTCGCGCTCACGCGGAAATGAGACTTGTCCGACGATCCGCCGCCGTCGTACGCGTCGTAGGCCGTCACGAGCCAGCCGCCATCGGGCAGCGGATACGTGCCGCCGATCTTCTTCGCGTTCGGACTCGAGGGATTGACCAGGCCGATCTTGCCCGCGAGCAGATCGCGCGGGACGACGCGCGGAGCCGCCGTTGGCAGCGCGCTGACCGTCGAGGCCGTGCTCGGCGTCGGGACCGTGACCTCCCCGATCCACTGGTGCCAGTCGTGCGCGACGACCGCGAGTGCGTTCGTCGACGCGCGATACGAGATCCCCGTGCCACCGTAGGCGTACGTCGTGAACTCGTCGTTCGTCCGCGGCAGGCGGAACGCGCCCACATACTGCAGATCGGCCGACTGCAGCCGCCGCGTCGGCGTCTGCGCGTGGAGCGCCATTGCGGCGCTCGTCAGAGCCACGGCCAGAATCAGTCGTCTCATCACGCTCTCCTCATCCCATCAGACCGTCGAGCACATCCGTCACGCCGTCCACGCTCAGCGCCGCACGCGCCCACTCCGCGCCAATCGTGTCGGGATAGCCCGCGTTGTAGACGCTGTACGCCGTGCCCTCACACCAGACGACCTCGAGCGGCGTGCCGTCGCGGCGCTTCAGGATCGGCGTGCTGCCCCAGGGCGATCCGTCGGTGCCGTGGAAGCGCCGATGCAGATCCCAGAGGTCGTACCGCAGTTGCTCGATCGGTGTGCCGACCGCATGCCCAGGCACGGGGTTGGTCGACGGCGGCCAGCCCTGGTAATACACGCCATCGATGCCGTGCTCAGCCGCGAGCCGCCACAGCATCTGCTCGTCTTCGTCACCCATCCCCGGCGATCCGTGTCCAGGCGGGTTGTGCCAGTAGCGGAGCGCCGAAGGGAAGACGCGCGCGAGATAGTCGTAGCCACGCACCATCTCGGAGGACCGCTGGTAGTCCTCCCACATGTAGACGACACGCGGCACGGCGGCCTGCACGCGCGGATGCGTATAGATCGGCGTCAGATCACGATCGACGACGCTCCAATCGAAGACGCGCGCGCGACTGTCGTAGTACGGCGCGAGATCCGGCAGCACCCAGAGCGAGATCGTGAGGCCGTGCGCGCGGAGCCACTCGAGATAGTCCGCGAACTGACTGCCCTGTCCGCGCCAGTCATGCGCCGGATACTGCCCGTGATAGCCGCCGGCCACCGCCGTATTGACGACGATATGATTCGCCCCGCGCGATAGATAGCTATCGATTATCCGTTTCGCGAGCGCCTCATCGCCTCGCCAGATCGTGTCGAGTTCGGCCATGAAGACGACGTTGTCGGCCTGATACGGCCGCGGACCATACGGCGCGCCCGCGAATCGGATCACGAACTGCCCGCGCAGGCGCGCTGGCACGACGGGGCCGCTCGGGACGCCTCCGACTGGAGGTGTCACGGGCAGGCGTCCGATCACGCCGTGGCCGAGCAGGAGAAGCTCTGTCGTGCTCACGGTCAGTCCACGAGCAAGAACGAATACGCGTGCGTCCCGAAATCGACGGTCGCCCGATCGGCGCCGACGAAGAATGTCTCGCTCGGCCCGTTGTTCGGCAGGCCACCCACGCGCGGCTCACCAGTCGCGACGTCGATCGACAGGTTGTTCCTTGGCTGCGTGAGATCGGGATAGAGTTTGCCGCCACGATCAGCGGCGAAGCTGCCGTCGCGGAACTGCGAACGCTTGAGTGTGAGTGCGGACATGATCAACTCCTGTGAAAGAACGGGCCGCGCTGGCGGCGGTGTCGGCTTCGATGGCAGTGCGGACTGCAGCACGGGCTGCGCGGCCTCGAGCAGTCGCGTGAAGAGCGTCTGAAGCTCGTGCCGCGAGACGATCCCGTCCAGCCCGTCGGCACGCGACCACTCGAAGACGTAGAGATCGCGGACGTTCAGCCGGCGCGCGATGTCGGCGACGGCCGCTGCGAGATCGATGACATACGACAGCGGCCAGTTGTAGGTCGCCAGATCGCCCTTGATCTGCCGGTAGTAAGCCGTGGCGATGCCGACGCGCGCATGGCCGGCGCGCTGCAGACCGAGCACGGTCGCCTCGACACGCGCTACGGCGGCCGCCAGCGGCTCCAGGCCCTCCGGCTTGCGCCACGGATACGCCTGCACGATCGGGAACACGTCGACGCCTGGCACCGTCGGCACGAGCTCGTGCGGATAGTCCGGCGCGTCACGGTAGGCGCCGAGCGGCCGGCCCGTGGCCCGTGCCCGATCGATCGCCGCCTGCAGGCCCGCCGCTGTGCCCTCAGCGGTGCCGAGGATCGTCGCGAACGCCAGAACGTCGTCGACGTTGACGATCGGCAGATCGCGCGCGCCATCCTCCGATCGGATCGTGCGCGGCAACGGATGCGATGGATTGCTGTTCGCGTGATAGAACACGGCCACGCGACACAGCCATGAGGCGATCGTCGGCACGCGCGCCGGCGGTTCGTCGACGGGCGCGAGCAGATCGATCCATGGCCGTGCGTCGCCGTTGACCGTGCCGAGCACGGGGTTGATGACGTAGCGCCGCAGCTCGCCCGGTAATTCCCCTTCGCCGCTCGACGACACGACGAGGATCAGCCCGTCATCCTGCACGCGCATGTCGTGGCCGAAGTCTCGGCCGTCGGCGCTGAGCACGATCCCGCGCGTCTCGCCCGCCTTGCGAATCGACAGCCCGCGCCCGTCCTGCCACTGCGTCAGATAGCCGCGCGCGTAGCGCACGCCTTGACCGGGCACTTGCGCGATCGCCTGTGGCGGATCGGTCTTCACCTGGCCGTGCTTCCGGTACGCCAGCAGGCCGTCGCGGAAACTGATCTCGCCGTCCTCCCACGAGTCCGCGCCGTCCGGCTCGATCACCGTCAGCGTCTCGCCCGTCCAGATCGCCAGCGCGTAGCTGGTGCCCGTGCGGACCGCGAGCGCGACGTGCGCGGTGAGATCGTCGACCGCGAGCAGCGACCAGTCCGACTGCACGAGCCCGCGCGAATCTCGGTAGCCCGCACTCGTCTGCGCGGCCCAGAATGCCCCGCACGCGCCGAGGCGATTCGCGCCCTGCGTGTCGACCACGCGAGACGGACCACCAGCGATCGGCGCGGCCACGAGTCGCCACGCGCCAATGACCTGCGCATTGCAGATCACGGCGTCCTGGCCGTCGAGCTGATACGGCTGCGGGTTACCCGCCGTCACGCCAGAGAGCGAGGCCAATGGCACGCCATCCACCGAGACGACGGTGCGGCCGCCGAGCGCGCGAT